GTTCCTGATCGCGAAGTCCGAAGCGCCGCTCATCAAGAAGATCGCCGACGCGATCAAGGCGATGTCCGCCGAGACCTTCAAGGACAAGCGCGTCCCGCCGGCCGACAAGCTCTGCTTCCGCGACGGCGACACCACCGGCCGCGCCGAGGACGAAGGCTATTGGGTGCTGTCCGCGTCGGATGACGCGCGCCCGGTCGTCGTCGACCAGAAGCGCAGCCCGCTGACGAAGGAAGACGAGGTGATCTACCCCGGCTGTGTCGTCAACGCCCGCATTCGCCTGTGGGCGCAGGACAACCAGTATGGCAAGCGCATCAACGCGAACCTGCTGGGCGTCCAGTTTGTGAAGGACGGCGAACGCCTCGGCAACGGCCGCACGCGCCAGTCGGCCGAAGAGATGTTCGACACCGTGGAAGGCTTCGACGACGCCGGCGACGGCGCTCCCGATCCGTTCGCGTAAGCGACTCAACCGCCGGTGGGCTCGCTCACCGGCGGTTCCTTCCCGCGCTAAGACGATCCGACGATGACCCGCCTTCACCTCGACTACGAAACGCGCAGCGCCGTCGATCTGCTCTCCGCCGGGCTGCACACCTACGCACGCGACAAGACCACGCGCGTGCTGATGGCCGGCTGGGCGATCGACGACGAGCCGGTGCAACTCTGGCTCCCACATCGGTCTCCGAAAGCGCCGCCGATGCTGCGTGACGCCATGCGCGATCCTAGCGTCGAGAAGTGGGCTTGGAACGCCAATTTCGAGCGCGCCATCACCGAGCACACGCTAGGCCTCAAGGCCGAGGGCTGGCGCGACACGATGGTGCTGGCACTCTACGCCTCGCTGCCGGGTGCTCTTGCGCTCGCCGGCGCGGCATTACGCCTTCCGCTAGAAGACCTGAAAGACCCCGAAGGCAAGCGGCTCATCCGCCTGTTCTCCATGCCGCGCAAGGTGACGGAAGATAACCCGTCGCTCTTCAACGACTGGAACAGCCACCCAGAGGACTTCGGGAAGTTCGGCGTCTATTGCGAGCGCGACGTACACACCGAGCGCACGATCTACCGCAAGCTCAAGGGCATCGCCCCGCCGGCGAGCGAGTGGAAGCTGTGGGAACTTGACCAAGAGATCAACACGCGCGGCGTGCCGGTCGACATGCAACTCGTCGAGGCTGCGATTGAGATGGCAGCCAACGAGAAGGCCGCGCTGATCCGCAAGCTGCGCCAGATCACCGGCCTCGACAACCCGAAGACGCAGAGCGCGTTCCTCAAGTGGGCGCAGGCCGAGGGCTACCCCTACGGCGATCTGCGGAAGGCCACCGTCGAGCGCGCGATCCGCGAAGGCGTTGTGCCTGAGCACATCATCGAGACGATGAAGATGCGCTCACTGGCGACCAAGACTTCGACTGCGAAGTTCGACTCGATCAAGGAGAAGACGCAGGGCGGTCGCATCTACAACATGCTCCAGTTCTACGGCGCGAGCCGCACCGGCCGCTGGGGTGGCCGTGATCCGCAGCCTCAGAACCTCCCGCGCCCGGACGGCGACATCGAAGGGCAGGAAGAGCGCGTCACCGAGATGGTTCGCAACCGCGAGGTCGATGCGATTGTGGACGAGTTCGGCAACGTCACGCGCGTCGTGTCGAGCTTGGTGCGTTCGGCCTTCCGCGCGCCGAGCGGCTACAAGTTCTACGCCGCCGACTTGAACGCGATCGAGAACCGCGTTCTCGGCTGGATGTTCAACTGCCAGCCGATCCTTGACGTGTTCCGCGAAGGCCGTTGCCCGTACCTCGACTTCGGCACGCGCATGTACAAGCAGTCCTACGAGGAAATGCTGCACGAGTACAAGGTGCTCAAACAGAAGAAGAAGCGCCAGAACTCGAAGCCCGCGGTGCTCGGCGGCGGCTACATGCTCGGCGGCGGCGATGAGAAGGAGAACGAGAACGGCGACATCGTGAAGACCGGCCTGTGGGGTTACGCCGAGGCAATGGGTATCAAGATGACCCGCGAGGAAGCGCACGCCGCCGTGCGCGTGTTCCGCGAGTCCTACCCGGAGGTCGTTCAGGGCTGGACCAATCTGCGCGACGCCGCGTTCGACTGCGTGCGCGACCGCACCACGATCCGCGTCGGCCCGGTAGTCTTCAAGGGCGACAAGGGCATGATGCGCGTGAAGCTGCCGAGTGGCCGCGTGCTGCACTACCTGTACCCGCGCATCGAAGAGGTGCCGCGCGAGTTCCAGAAGACCTTGGCGGACGGCACCGTCGTTGTCGAAAAGAAGAAGGTGCCTGCGCTCTCCTACGAGGGCGTGAACCAGTTGACGAAGAAGTGGGGCCGCACCTACACGCACGGCGGCAAGCTCACCGAAAACTTCGTGCAAGCCATCGCACGTGACGTGCTGGCCGCCGGCCTCGTGCGCGCGAAGAAGATGGGCTTCAACATCGTTCTGCACGTTCACGACGAAATCGTGTGCGAAGTGCCGGACAACAGCAAGCTGACGATCGACGACTTGTGCGAAGCGATGGCGTCACCTATCTCTTGGGCAGAAGGTCTTCCGCTTGCTGCCGAGGGCCACGTCTCCCTCATCTACAAGAAGTGATAGCAAGAATGAATTGCAAGATGTGTGGTCAAAAGCTCAACCAGCCGGATGTTCCCGAGTCTGTCGATTGCGGCGGAGACTGCCGAGGGTGCATGGCGCATATCGCTCTCGACCCTGACGAGCGCGAAGCTCTCGGGCTCCCGAGGGGCGATGGTTCGGGAGACGGCGATGCTTGAGAAAAAGATCGAAAGCAAAGTCGTCGACTACGCAAAGAAGAAGGGCTGCTGGGTTCGCAAGTTCACCTCGCCGGGCACGCGCGCCGTGCCCGACCGCATCTTCGGCTACAACGGCTGCGTGTGGTTCATCGAGTTCAAGGCCGAGGGCAAGGACGCAACGAAGCTCCAGAAGAACGAGCACGCCGAGATGCGCAAGAACGGCCTGCGCGTGTTCGTGGTCGACTCGATCACCAAGGGCATCGCCATCGTCGACTTCGAGATCGACCGAGCAAGCCTGTGATGCTCTCGCGCGAAGACCTCCACGGCTACCAAGTCGAAGCCTACGACTTCATCAAGTCGAAGCTGCGTTGCGCACCGTGGCTTGATCTCGGCCTCGGCAAGACCGCGACTGCACTCACCGCGATCTCTGACCTGATCGACGAGTTCGACGTGTCGCGCGTGCTCGTCATCGCGCCGCTACGCGTGGCGGGCAAGACTTGGCCGGACGAGGTGCAAAAGTGGGCGCACCTCCGACATCTGCGCATCCGTTCGGCCGTTGGCCCGCAGAAGGCCCGCCTCTCCGCGATCTACGACAAGAGCGCGCACATCGTCACGATCAACGCCGAGAACATCGCATGGCTCGAAGAGGTGCTGAACCGCAAGAGCCCGTTCGACATGATCGTCTTCGACGAGTCGAGCATGTTCAAAGACCGCGGCACGAAGCGGTTCAAGTCGGCTGTCCGGCTGGCGCGTGCTGCGCGCCGGGTCGTGATGCTCACCGGCACGCCGGCGCCCAACAGCTACATTGATCTCTGGAGCCAGTTCTACATCCTCGACGGCGGTGAGCGTCTCTTCCAAGCGAAGACTCGTTTTCTCGAAGCGTTCTTCCGCCAAGTTGATCGCGATGGCTACAAGTTCGTGCTCAAGAAGGGTGCCGATGAGGTGATCCACTCGCGCGTCAAGGACATCACGTTGTCCATGAAGGCGAAGGACTACCTCAAGCTGCCGGATCGGATCGACAACACCATCGAGATCGAACTGGACGACGCAACGCGCACCGTCTACGACGAGATGGAGAGCGAGTTCATCGTCGAACTCGACGGCGGCGACGTGAAGGCCGTCACCGCGGCCTCGGTGGCGGGCAAGCTGATGCAAGTCTCCAACGGCCGCGTCTACGGCGAAGAGAGGCTCGTCCATCATCTGCACGACGCGAAGCTCGACGCTCTGCGCGAGATCATCGCCGAGGCCAACGAGCCGGTGCTGGTCTGGTACAACTTCCAGAGCGACCGCGACGCGATCCTCGCCGCGTTCCCCGAGGCGCGCACGATCAAGGAGGGCCTCGGCGTCATCGACGAGTGGAACGCCGGCAAGGTGCCGATCCTCGTGGCGCACCCGGCCAGCGCCGGCCACGGCCTGAACCTTCAGCACGGCGGCCGGATCATGGTCTGGTACGGCCTGAACTGGTCGTTAGAGCTATACCAGCAGGCGTGCGCGCGACTGCATCGGCAGGGGCAAACCAAGCCGGTATTGAACTACCACTTGATCGCGAAGAATACGATCGACGAAACCGTATACGCCGTGCTGCGCCGCAAAGACGCCGGCCAAGAGGCGCTGTTGGCTGCACTTAAAGCCCGCCTGTTGACAGCGACAGCCTAGACTCCAATTCTGGCCTCGCCGGTGCAATGCCGGTGTCCGCCTCGTCAGGGTGGTTGCCCGCCGGGTTCCCGGCGGGCTTTTTTATCTCTGTTTGGTGCCCTATAACACCCAACATGGACAATCTACTCCACCAGCTTGAGAGCTTCCTGCTCCGAAAAAGCCGCGAGTGTGCCCTGATCTTGGGCCTCGGGTACACCTCCTACCTCGCGATGAAGGGCGGCCACCGGCCGATCCCGCGCTACGTCGAGAACCACGTCCGCACGCTGCTGGCGCTCGACGCCGAGCACGTCAACAAGGTCGTGCGGGAGCGTCTGCGTGGCTGCTGATCCGGTCGAGACCAGCGAGGACATCGGCTACCGGCAAGTCTACGACTGGCTGATGAAGGGCCTGCCGGTGAGCACGATCTCCCGGCTGTTCCGCATGGAGGTCGACACCGCGCGCCGGAAGATTCGCGACCTCAAGCCGGTGGGCGAGCGCAACGGCTACCCGCTCTACAACGTCGCCGAAGCCGCCGAGTTCCTCGTGCAGCCGAAGGTCGACTTGGAGGCGTACCTCAAGAAGCTGCGCCCCCAAGACATGCCGCAGGGCATCCAGAAGCAGTTTTGGGATGCGCAGAACGGCCGCCTCAAGTTCATGGCCGACGCCGGCCACCTGTGGCGCACTGACAAGGTGCAGCGCGCGGTCGCCGATCTGTTCAAGGTCGTGCGGCAGCGGACGATGCTGTTCGCCGACACGGTGGATCGGCAGACCGGCCTCACCGACGAGCAGCGCGCGATCGTGCAAGCGATGGCGGACGGCCTGCTCAACGATCTGCACGACGCCGTGATCGAGCACTTCAAGAATCTGCCGGTCGACGGCGACCGCGACGAAATCTTCGAGAAGGGGCCGCCGAGCGCCACGCTCAACAAGAGCACCGAAGAAGACGACCCGTTCGGAGGTCTGTGATGGAGCGCAGCTACAAGGGCCTCGGCGAGATGATCTGCGAACTGGCGGAAGTGCTGCGTCCGCCGGAGCGCCTGTCGGTGAGCGACGCCGCGGAGAAGTACCGCTACGTCAACAACCCCGGCTCCTACGTTGGCCCGTGGCGCAACGACACGACGCCGTACATGGTCGAGCCGGCCGACGAGATGACGAACCGCAAGTTCAACTCGGTGATCTTCGTCGGCCCTGCACAGTGCGGCAAGGCACTGGCGCTCGATACGCCGCTCCCGACGCCGAGCGGCTGGACAAGCATGGGCGACGTTCGCGTTGGTGACGAACTCATCGGTGCGGACGGGAAGCCTTGCCGCGTCGTCTTTGCTACGGAAGTGATGCTCGACCACGATTGCTTCGAGGTCGAGTTCGATGACGGCACCAAAGTGATCGCGGATCGCGACCACAAGTGGCTGGTCGAGTCGCAGAACGGTTGGTCGAAAGTGATGACCACCGGCGAGATCGAGCCGAAGCATCGTTTCGGCAAATCAAACCGCTCCACCTTCGCCGTTCGGAACACAAAGCCGATTGAGTTGCCTGCGGCTCCACTTCCGATTGGCCCCTACACCTTGGGTAGTTGGCTCGGAGACGGGCACTCGCGGACGTGCCGAATCTACGGCGCTCTCGACGATGTTCTTGAAACCGCCAATCACATTCGTGCAGAGGGCCATTTTGTCGAAGTAGAGATGGACGAGAAGCGCCTCGGTGTTCTTCTCGTAGACCAGCACAACGCATTCTGCGATCGCCTGCGCGATCTCGGGCTGCACAAAGGATCGGGTGGCCGGAAGCACATTCCAGCCACTTACCTTCGCGCGAGCCAAGGCCAGCGTTTGCAGTTGCTCCGCGGCTTGATGGACACGGACGGCACTTGCGGGAAGAACGGTGCCTGCTCGTTCACGACGACCTCGCCAGAACTAGCAGACGGTATCTGCGAGTTGTTGGCTTCTCTCGGGTTCAAGTACCGCACCATCGACAAGGCGCCTAAGACACGGCACAAAGGCGTTTTGGTCGACGGCAAGCCCGCGAAGACGATCACGTTCTTTGCCTATTCCGACACGCCGGTGTTCAACCTAGCGCGCAAGCGCGCTAGGCAGCGGGATCGAGCCAAGTCGCGCCCGACCTACACTGAGCGCCGCATGATCGTTTCGGTCAAGCCGGTCGCCAGTGTTCCCGTTCGGTGCATCCAAGTCGACAACGCCGATCATTTGTTCCTCTGCACGCGGAGCATGGTGCCGACGCACAACACTGACGCGCTCATCGTGAACCCGATCGTCTATTCGGTCGTGTGCGATCCGATGGACATGCTGGTCTACCAGACCTCGCAGACGATGGCGCGCGACTTCTCGCGCCGCCGAATCGACCGCCTGCACCGCCACTCGGCGGAAGTCGGCAAGCGCATGATGCCCGGCGGCGACAGCGACAACACGTTCGACAAGTTCTACCTGTCGGGGATGATTCTCACGCTCTCGTGGCCGACGATCAACGAACTCTCAGGCCGTCCGGTGGGCCGCGTCATTCTCACCGACTACGACCGTATGCCGATGGACGTGGACGGCGAAGGCTCGCCCTTCGACTTGGCGCGCAAGCGCACCACGACCTTCGGCACCGCGGCCTGCACGATCGCCGAGTCGTCGCCGGGCCACACCGTCGAAGACCCCCGCTGGCTGCGCCGCACGCCGCACGAAGCGCCGCCCTGCCCCGGCATCCTCGCGCTCTACAACCGCGGCGACCGTCGCCGCTGGTACTGGAAGTGCCCGCACTGCGGCGAGTGGTTCGAGCCGAGCTTCAACCTCATCAAGTGGGTGGACTCGAAGGACATCATGGAGAGCGCCGAGAGCGCGAAGATGATGTGCCCGCACTGCACCGCGCTGATCGACCCCGGCATGAAGCACACGCTGAACCGCGCCGGCCGATGGATCAGGGACGGCCAGAAGCTCACGCGCGACGACGTGCTCGAAGGCACGGCGATCCGCAGCGACATCGCGAGCTTCTGGATGAAGGGGCCGGCGGCCACGTTCGCGAAGTGGAGCGACCTCGTGAGCCGCTACCTACTGGCCGAGCAGGAGTTCGAGCGCACGGGCTCGCAGGAGGCGCTCAAGTCCACGGTCAACACCGATCAAGGCGAGCCGTACTACCCGCGCGGCTCCGAGTCGCTGCGCAGCCCGGACGAACTCAAGCAGCGCGCATCCGAATTGCCCGAGCAGCAAATCCCGGCCGGCGTGCGGTTCCTCGTGGCGACGGCGGACGTGCAGAAGAACCAGTGGGTCGCTCAGGTCTTCGGTGTCGGCCCCGGCAGCGCCGGCGAGCCGTTCAAGGCGTGCGTGATCGACCGCTTCGAGATCAGGAAGTCCAAGCGCCGCGACGACGACGGCGACGCGCTGTGGGTGAAGCCCGGCGCGTTCCTCGAAGATTGGGACTTGGTGCGCGAGCAGATCATCGAGCGCCGCTACCCACTGGCGGACGGCAGCGGCGAACTCGGCATCGCGTTCATCGCCTGCGACTCCGGCGGTAAGGACGGCGTGACCGCCAACGCCTACGACTTCTTCCGCAAGCTGCGTCGCGAAGGCTCTGGCGAGCACGCGCGCTTCTTCCTCGTGAAAGGCGAAGGCAACAACGCCGGCGCCCCGCGCGTCCGAATCAGCTTCCCCGACGCACAGAAGAAGGATCGCAGCGCCGCGGCGCGCGGCGACGTGCCGGTGATGCTGCTCAACGTCAACCTCCTGAAAGACGACCTCGCGGGCATGATCGAGCGCGCGACCGTCGACGGCGGCTCACTGGAGTGGCCGGTGTGGTTGCCCGACAACTGGTACGAGGAAATGTGCGCCGAGAGGCGAACCGACAAAGGTTGGGAGAATCCGCGTAAGGCCCGAAATGAAGCGTGGGACTTGGCGACGTATTTACTCGGCGTGTTGCGCCACAAGAAGGTAGACCGAATTAATTGGGAAGCTCCGCCGTCGTTTGCGGAACTACCGGAAAAGAACGCGCACTTCTTCCCCGCAAACAAGCCTGTTGCCGAGCCGAAGAAGGGCTCCTATAACAAGCTCGCCGATCTGGCCGCGAAGCTCGCATGACCCTCGCCGCCCACATTCCTTCCTCCAAAAAGGAAGCGCGTCTTTTTGGATCGAAGCACTACGCCGATTCCAAGCCGTGCAGGAACGGGCACGCAAATCCTGTCCGAATCACAAACTCCGGTTTGTGTCAGGTCTGTCTGCGTGATCGGAACCGCGCAAAAGACCCGGAGATGTTGAAAGAACATCGCAAGGCCGCACTTGAGCGCCACGCCCACAGGATGAAAAACGATCCAGAGTACGCCGAGCACGTAAGGGAGCGAAATCGAAAGGCTTACGCAGCCAACGAAAGTCTTCGTAAATCAAAAGCGGAAAGGCTATCGAAACTAAGGAAATCGGAAGACTACAAAGCAAAGCGCAGGGAAAACGACAAAGCTAAATACCATTCAAAGTTGAAGAACGACCCGTCGTATTTAGCGGCTGCACGAAAACGAGGCTCTGTTTGGGCTGCAAACAACAAAGAAAAGTGCAACGAGAAAACTAATCTCCGGCGTGCCGCAAAGTATCGAGCCGCCCCACACTGGTTGACGCGAGGGGATCGCAAAGAGATGCGGGATGTGTATTCTCACGCCCAAGTGGTCTCTGCTACTACGGGAGTTCCGCACGAGGTCGACCACATCGTCCCTCTTCGCGGCGCAACGGTGAGCGGCTTGCATGTGCCTTGGAATCTTCAAGTCATCCCGCGCTCCACCAACCGTCGTAAGCACAACCAGATCGAGATGCCTGCATGACTCTTGCCGAACAACTTCGCGCCGCAAAACAGGCCTACCACGACCTGATGACGGGTCGTTCAGCACGGGTGATTGTGGACAGTTCGGGCGAACGAATTGAATTCACCTCCGCGAACGCTGACCGGCTGCGCGCGTATATCGCGGAGCTTGAGGCGCAACTGGCCGGCAGCACCACCGGTCGCCGTCGCCCCCTCACGCCGATGTTCTGAGCCATGCCCAACCCGATCATCACCATCCGCGACGAGAACGGCAAGACGCTGGAGCCGCAGGCCAACAGCGGCGCCTACGAGGGCGCCTCGCGCCGCGGCCAGGAGCTTGCCGCCTGGCGCGCACCGATCATGTCGGCCGACGCGGAGATCACCCGCGACAAGCTGGACATGGACGCGCGCAACCGCGACATGACCCGCAACGACGGGTACGTGATGGGCGCGCTGAACATCCGGCGCGACAGCATCGTCGGCGACCAGTACGTGCTCAACGCGCAGCCCGACTATGAGGCGCTCGGCGCTGACGAGGCGTGGGCCGAGCAGTTCCAGAAGATCGTCGAATCGAAGTTCGATCTGTGGTGGGACAGCGACGAGTGCTGGCCGGACGCCTGCCGCATGTCGAACGGCACCGGGCTGGTGCGTCTCGCCATCGCGCAACACTTCATGCACGGCGAAGTCCTCGGAACCGCGGAGTGGCTGCGGTCGTCGGTGCAGCGCCGGCCGTACTCGACCGCGATCCAGATGGTCGATCCCGACCGCCTGAGCAACCCGCAGGGCCTCGCCGACACGCGCTATCTGCGCGGCGGCGTCGAACTCGACCAGTACGGCGCTCCGATCGCCTACCACATCCGGCTGGCGCACCCCTACGAGCAGTTCCTCGATGCCGCGGCTCCGTCGTGGACGTGGAAGCGCGTGCTGACGCGCAAGAATTGGGGCCGCCTCCAGGTCATCCACATCTTCGAGCGCGACCGCGCTGCGCAGACGCGCGGCGTCGCGCACATGGTCTCCGTGCTCAAGCAGATGCGGATGACCAAGAAGTTCCAGGAGATCGTGCTCCAGAGCGCCGTGGTCAACGCGACCTACGCCGCCGCGATCGAGTCGGAGCTTCCGCCCGAGGTGATTCAGGAGGCGCTCGGCGCCGGCTCGCCGGAGGACAACGGCCTGACGCGCTACCTCGACCAGATCGCCGGCTACACCGGCGGCTCGAAGGCGCTCCAGATCGACGGCGTGAAGATTCCGCACCTCTTCCCCGGCACGAAGCTGAACTTCAAACAGCCTGGCGCACCGGGCAACAGCTACGCCGCCTACGAGCAGAGCCTCTTGCGCCACATCGCCAGCGCGCTCGGCCTGAGCTACGAGCAGTTCTCGCGCGACTACACGAACACCAACTACTCCAGTGCCCGCGCCTCGATGGTCGAGACGTGGAAGGCGATGCAGTCGATCAAGAAGATGATCGCCGACCGCTTCGCGACGGCGATCTACGCGCTGTGGCTGGAAGAGGCGATCAACAAAGGCGAAATCCCGCTCCCCGGCGGCGCCGGCCCTGAGTTCTTCTACGAGGGGCTGAACCGCGAGGCGCTGACGAAGTGCGTCTGGATCGGTGCGAGCCGCGGCCAGATCGACGAGTACAAGGAAACGCAGGCGGCCGAGCTTCGCATCAAGGCCGGTCTCACGACGCGCGAAGCTGAAATCGCGCGCATCGGTGGCGACTGGCGCCGCGTGCTCCGTCAGCAGGCCCGCGAGAAGAAGATGATGGAAGAGCTTGGCCTGATCCCGACCGCCGAAGAACTGGCGGCGCAGCAGGCCGGCGCCGCCGGGCCGCAGAACAACAACGAGGACACCGAATGAATCCTGCCCTTGGCTTGCTCGGCCGCATCGCCGCCGAGCCGATGCTCGTGGCGCCGAGCTTTACCGCGCTCGGCGAGACCGTGCACCACATGCTCGACACGCCGTTCAACGCCGGCGTCAACGCGCTTGACGACGGAACCGAAGACTTCCTCACCTCGTTCTGCGCTGCCTACGGCGACCCGCGCAGCGAGCGGAAGCCCTACGCCCAGGTCGGCGACACGGCGATCGTCCCCGTCCACGGCACGCTCATCAACCGCTTCAACTCGTCGTGGGGCTTCGTCACCGGCTACCAGTACATCGAAGGCGCGCTGGCGACTGCGATGGACGACGCCACCGTCTCGCGCGTCGTGATGGACGTGGACAGCTACGGCGGCGAAGCCGCTGGCGCGTTCGAGCTTTCCGACACGATCCACCAGATGCGCGGCAAGAAGCCGCTCATGGCCCTGGTGAACACCGCCGCCTACTCCGCCGCCTACGCGGTGGCCTCGGCCGCGGACTCGATCGTCGCCACGCCGTCCGGCGGCGCCGGTTCGATCGGCGTCGTCACCATGCACGTCGATTACTCGAAGGCGTTGAAGGAGGCGGGAATCACCGTCACCCACATCTACGCCGGAAAGCACAAGGTTGACGGGTCGCCGTACCGCCCGTTGACAGAAGAAGTGCGGGACTCTATTCAGGCCCGCATTGACAAGACCTATGGTGTGTTCGTCCAGAACGTCGCACGCAACCGTGGTCTCGCCGAGAAGGCAGTACGCGACACCGAGGCCCGTACCTACGACGCCGGCGACGCGATGAAGTTGGGCCTGATCGACGCCGTGGCCCCGCCGAAAGAGGCGTTTGCGGCGTTCACCTCCGGGTCGTATGGCCCCCGTAAGAAGGACAAGATGCAGATGAGCACCGAGATCGAGACGCCGGCCACGCCGGAAGCCGGTGCCGCCGCTGCCGCCCCGGCCGCCGCGCCGGAAGCCGCCGCGCCGGCCGCCCCCGAAGTCGACGCCGTGGCCGCCGAGCGCGCCCGCGTGAAGTCGATCCTGTCGTGCGAAGAGGCCGATGGTCGCGCTGACCTCGCCAACCACCTCGCGTTGAACACCGACCTGGCGGTTGACGCGGCGAAGTCGATCCTCGCCGTCTCGCCGAAGGCCGACAAGAAGCCCGCCGCCAGCGGCGCCGCGTTCGCGGCTGCGATGGCGACCGGCAACCCCGAAGTCGGGCCGGACGCTGGCGAGGCGTCTGCCGGCCAGAAGGAAGATGTGGTCAAGCGCATCAACCTGAACCACTCCCTCGCCACCGGCCGCAAGCTGGCGCAGTAACACTCCCCTCCACCAGAGAGAAACAACATGACCACTCTCGCTTCGTCCAACCTCGCCGCCGGTACGTTCACGCCCGACCAGCGTTACGCCGGTGACGCCAACCTCATCTCCAACAACTTCACCCTGATCGCCGGCCAGAACCTTCCCGATCTGTCGGTGCTCGGTCGCATCACGGCCTCCGGCCTGCTGACGCTCTGCAACCCCGGCGCGTCGGACGGTTCCCAGGTTCCGGTGGCGATCCTCGTGGAAGCCACCAACGCGGTCGCCAACACCGTCACGGCGGTCTACACCGCCGGCGAGTTCAACATCGACGCGCTGAACTGGCATTCCAGCTTCAACACCGATGCTCTGCGCCTGAACGCCTTCGGCGTGAACGGCTCGATCATCATGCGCAAGCCGGGCTACTCCGGCTGATCCACTGACAACAACGACAACCCCGGAGTAGACACATGACCATCCAGCTTTACGACACCCACGAACTGATGGGTGTGATCCGCACGATCAAGCCGGTGAACACCTTCTGGCTCGATCTGTGCTTCCCCCGCGCGCAGACGTTCGACAGCGAGTTCATCGACTTCGACGTGCTCGACCGTGGCCGCCGCCTCGCGCCCTTCGTCGCCCCGACCGTGGGTGGCAAGGTCATGCGTCAGCAGGGCTACACCACCAAGCGGTTCACCCCGGCCTACATCAAGCCGAAGTTCGTAGTCGACCCGCGCCGCACGCTCAAGCGTCTCGCCGGCGAGGCGTACACCGGCACGCTGTCGCCGCAGGCCCGCCGCGACGCCATCGTCCGTGAACTGCTCCAGGAAGGCTCGGACATGATCACGCGCCGCATGGAGTGGATGGCCGCCAACGCCATCATCAACGGCACCATCACCGTCTCGTCGCCGGATTACCCGGCTGTCACCGTCGACTTCGGTCGTGCGGCCAACCAGACGATCTCGCTGACGGGCGGCAACCAGTGGGGCCAGGCCGGCATCAACCCGGTCACGCTGCTGGAGCAGTGGGCCGAGCGCGTGGCGGAGTCGTCGGGCTTCCTGCCGACCGAAGTCATCATGGGCATGGATGCGTGGCGCATCTTCGCGGCCGACACCAACGTCCGCCAGGCGCTCAACAACGACTTCCGCGGCGGCAACGCCTCGCTGGACGTGTTCGAGCCGCGTCCGCTGGCCCCGGCGAACCCGTGGGCGATGCGCGGCACCCTCGGCGCGTTCCGCATCTGGACGTACAACGACCTGTTCGACAACGACGCCGGCGTGGCCCAGCCGTTGCTCGACCCGAAGAACGTCGTGATGGTCTCGCCGGGCGGCGTCGAAGGCACCCGCGCCTACGGTGCGATCCTCGATCCGCACAACAACTACGCGGCCACCGAAGTGTTCGCGCGCAACTGGATCGAGAACGACCCGGCCGCCGAGTTCCTGATGATGCAGTCGGCTCCGCTGACGGTCGTCGCTCGCCCGAACGCCTCGCTCACCGCCCGCGTCCTGGTGTAACCCAACCGGCCCGGCGGTTCGCCGCCGGGCCACCCTCCCTGACAGAAGGAACAACCCATGTCCGACAAGACCAAGATCAAGGTGCTCAAGGGCGTTCTTGTCGTCGGCCTCGACACCATCGAGACCGGCGCCGAGTGCGTGATCGACACGAAGGAAGCGGAGGCGCTGGTCGCCGCGGAAATCGTCGAGATCGTCCCGGTCGAGAAGCCGGCCAAGGCCGAGAAGAAGGCCAAGGAAAAGGACGAGCTGTGAGCGACTGGCTCCGCCAGAAGCAAGAGGCGAAACTGGCGGTTCACCGCCAGTTCGCCATTGAGGCTACCTACACCCCTCCGGGTGTGGGCGCTTCGCCTGTGTCGGTGCAAGTGCGCCACCACACGCGAATCGCTCAGTTCGGTGATCTCGACCGCGAGGGCTTTGCCCAGGTGGTCGAGGACGTGAACCAAGTGATCTTCCAACTCTGCCAGGTTTCGCCGGAGAAGCGCAGCGTCGTCGAGTTCGAGGATGGCCGGCGCTACCGTGTCGACACGGTACAGCCGAGCCTCGACGGCGAGTACGCGCGCTGCGACGTGGCGACGCTCCCCCGGAGCGCCTAATGGCCGCTCGCGCGATCGTCAGCGTTGGCCTGGAGAACTTCGCTCCGGTCGCCCGTTCGTTCCGAAGGTCGCCGGAGAAGACGCGCGAGGCTGCGCGGATCGCCGTGAACGAGACCGCCGACAGTGCGCGTGCGCTCGGCAACGCGGCGATCCGCAAACAGACCACGCTGCCCGCGAAGTACATCACGGATCGTCTCACGGTCACGAAGCGCGCCACGCTGTCGAGCCTGTCGGCCGACGTGACCGGCCGCGGTCGCGCCACCTCGCTCGCCCGCTTCGCAACCAACCGCGGCGACGCGGGCAAGCAGCAGCTGCTCGCCCGCGTGCGGCTCAAGCCGAACAAGGGCGAGCGCGCGTTGCCGGGCAGCTTCCTCGTGCGCCTGCGCTCAGGCAAGGAAGACCTCGGCAACATCGGCCTGGCGATCCGCGTGCCGAAGGGGCTCGAAGGAAGCCTTCGCAAGCGCGGCGCCCGCGGCCTCGTGAAGTTCGGCAAGCCGACCAAGAACAGCCAGGCGTACCTGTTCTACGGCCCCAGCGTCGACCAGCTTTTCGACAAGACCCGCGACCAGATCGCCCCGGCGGTCAGTCGCCGTCTTGAACTGGAGGCCCTGCGCCAGCTTGCCCGACAAGGATTGATTGACTGATGGCTGATTCCAAGCGCCTCCACATCCTCAAGCTCATGACGGTGTTCCTCGAACAGATCACCGTCGCGAACGGCTACGACCACGATCTGACCGGGCGCGTGACCCGCGGCCTCAACGTGATCTCCGGCGATGAACCCCTGCCGTGCGTCAACATCATCGAGAACCTGAACCCCGACCGCGACCCGCTCGAAGTCGGCGAAAGCCTCCAGCAGCGCGACGATTGGATTCTGTTGGTGCAGGGCTGGGTGGAGACCGACGAGGGCGACCGCTTTCCGACCGACAAGGCGCACGCGCTCATGGCTGACGTGAAGCGCCGTTTGTCTCGTATCATCGACCCCGGATCGCCCCAAGAACGCAACCCGGACTATATGCTCGGGGACGTGATCGAAGGTTTCGTCTGCGAACCTGGTGTGGTTCGGCCCGCTGACGAAACCTCAAGTACCGCCTTCTTCTACCTGCGAGTGGTGGTGAAGTTGGTGGAGCATCTGGACGACCCGAGTCGGCTGGATTAAACAACTCGCAGTTTCTTCCTCTACCCACAGGTGACGACATGACCCAGAAACAGTACGTCCTCGGGCGCGGCGAACTCTTCTTCGACCGGATGCTCCCCAACACCCGCACGCTGACCGGCGAACGCTTCATCGGCAACGTGACGGCTTTCAACATCTCCATCGAATCGGAGACGCTGGATCACTTCGACTCGACGCAGGGCATCCGCCAGAAGGATGACTCGGTGTTGCTCCAGATCAACCGCACCGGCGCCATCACGACCGACAACATCAACTCGGACAACCTTTCGCTGTTCGTCCAGGGTTCGGTGGCGACGGTGACGCAGACGGCGACCCCGGTGGTCGACTACGCGATCAACGGCGTCCAGCGCGACCGCTGGTATCAGCTTGGTCAGACCGCGGCCAACCCGACCGGCGTTCGCGGCGTGTCGGCTGTCACCGTGACCGGCCTCGGCGGCACGCCGGTTTACACGCTGAACACCGACTACACCGTCGACCTGACGCTCGGCCGCATCTACATCCCGACCACCTCGACGATCGCGGTCAACGCGAACATCCTGGTCGACTTCACCCCGGCGGCCAACACGCGCGATCGCATCTCCTCGGCGTCGCTGGGTTCGATCGACGGTGCCCTGCGCTTCGTCGCCCGCAACCCGAAGGGGCCGGTGCGCGACATCTACATCCCGTACTGCTCGCTGACCCCCTCCGGTGAACTGAACTTCATCGGCGAGGAATGGCTGACGATGGCGTTCAACCTGGAAATCCAGAAGTTGAACGACACCACCGAAGCCATCTACCTCGACGGCCGCCCGGCCTGATGAACCGCTGGCGGTAGCTCCGCCGGCACCGACGCCCCGAAGGCCCTGAAAGCCGGAGGGGCGTCTCTTTCCAAACTCCCTGACGAGAGTAGACATGGCACTTGCAGACATCATCATCCCGACTCGCACGATCGAGTACGGGTCTTCCAGCTTCACCGTGCGCCCGCTCTGCGTGGACGACGTGATCCGGGCACTTCTCGACGCGCAGAGCGATGTTGAGCAGGCCGTCGACCTCTTCAAGTCGACCGTGACCGATCCGAAGGACGACGGCCAGGTCGCCGTCTTCCTGGCGTCGGTCATGGACAAGCTGCCCGCACTGGCGGCGCGAATCATCGCCTACGCGGCTGACGAGCCGGGAATGCACGAAACGGTTCGCCGTCTTCCGGTTCCTGTCCAGACCGACGCTTTCTACTACGTGTTCGAGATGACGTTCTCGGAGCCCGATTCACTAAAAAAGTTCGCCGAGAAGCTCACGCTGCTGATGGGCCGAATGACTCCGAAGTCGTTGACCTAAGCGGTGAAAGCGACGAAGAAACTAAGTGGAAGTGGGTTGAGGGTCTTCGTCGCGATGTGAGCTTCTTGCGGGCGCAGGGCCATCCTGCGCCCAACCGCCTTCCGATCTGTATGCTCTGGCACGAAGTCGAGATTGCTCGGGCGCGAGTCCACCAGGAGTTCGTCACCCAAGCCATCCTGTTCCAGAACGCCGCGGCCTCCATCATGGCGCCGAAGGAAGGCGGAAAGGCGTTCGGCAAACTCATCAAGAAGCTGAGTGACGATGGCAACTAACGATCGCAACATTGGTCTCCGAATCTCCGCACGCGCCGAAGGTCTCAACGACCTCCAGCGCGTGTCGGAGGTTCTCGACCGACTGGAGAAGTCGCAGCAAGATTTCGCGCGCTCTGCCGGCACCGCCGGCCGTTCGCTTCGCAACCTGGAGGGCGAACTCCGCGATCTGAACCGTGTCGCCGGCTCGCTCAACAAGCTCTCGGAGCTTAACGACAGCCTGAACGACCAGCGTCAGGTGGCGCGCGATTCCGTCGCGCAGCTTCGCAAGGCGCGCGAGGAACTGGCGAAGTACGTCGCGGCGAACGACAAGGGCACTGTCGGCGTTCGTAAGTACAACCGACAGGTCAAGGCGCTCCAGCGCCAGGTCGACGCCGCCGACAAGGCGCAGGCTTCGGCCCGCAAGACGGCGCAGCAGTATTCCGCGCAGTTGCGCCAGCTTGGCCTCAACAGCGCCGAAGCCCGCGACAACCTCCGCGCGCTCGGTGCGGCGACCGAACGGCAGCTTGCCGCCGCCCAACAGAACATCCGAACGTTCGACCAGCGTGTCGACCGCGAGCGCCAGATCGCCGCGGAGGTGCAGCGCCGCGCCGCCGTGGAGGCGCAGGCCGCCGCTGCGGCCAAGCAGGCTGACCAAGAGCGCAACCGCGCTCTGGAAGAGCGCAAGCGCCGTCTGGAGCAGGCTACGGCGGTGCTGCGTGCCGAGTCCGACCGCCAGCTTGCCGCGATCCGCCGCGAGGCTACGGCCCGTCGTGACGCGGAGCGCAAGGTTACGACCGGCTTCACCTCGTTCAGCCGGGCCGCCGGCGGTGCACCGGCGCGTGCGCGGCAGGCCGATGCCGACGCCGCTGCGACGGCTGCGCGGGCGCAGCGCGAGCGCGAGATCACCGCCGAGGTGCAGCGCCGCGCGGCCATCGAGCAGCAGGCCGCGGCGCAGCGCAAGCGCGAAGAGGAAGAGCGCAACCGCCTGATCCGCGAGCGGCAGGCGCGGCTCGATCAGGCCGTTGGTGTTCTGCGCCCGACGCTCGACCGGCAGATCGGGCAAGAGTCGCGCACCAATCAGGTCGCCGCCGCTCGCGCGCAGCGCGAAGAGCAGCGCAAGCTGGCGGACACCACGAACAAAACCGCACAGGCCCAGGGCGGTCTCGCCGAGGCGCTGCGCAAGGTCGCCGGGCAGGGCCGCACCACGCTGGACTTCTACCAGCGTCTCCGCGGCCAGCTTCTCGAACTGGTGGCGACTTACGGCAGCTTCTTCGCCGCGATCTCCACCGCGCAGCAGGCGATCACCGTCAGCCTCGAACGCACGTCGATCCAGAACCGACTGCTGTTCGCGAACAACAATGACGTGAAGCGCACGGGCGAAGACCTTGAGTTTGTCCGTGGCGTCGCCGACCGCCTCGGCCAGTCGTACAACCAGCTTGCCACGCTGTACTCGCGCTTCGCCGCGGCGTCCGCTGCCGCGAACCAGCCGATCGAGCGCACGCGCCGCATCTTCGAGCAGTTGACCGAGGCGTTCACCGTCCTCGGGCTGTCGCAGGCCGACGTGGAAGGCTCGTTCCGTGCGCTGGAGCAGTCGATCTCGAAGGGCAGCGTGCAGGCGGAAGAACTGCGCGGCCAGTTGGGCGATCGCTTCCCCGGCGCCGTCGCTCGCTTCGCCTCGTCGATCGGCGTCACCGTCGAGGAACTCAACAAGCTGCTGGAGGCCGGGCGCGTCAGTTCTGCCGCGATCGAGTTCTTCGCCGAGGACATCGCCGCAGCGGCGAAGGACACGCTGCCGAACGCAACCAACAGCCTGCGCGCGAGCCTCAACCGCTTGCGCACAGCCTACGAAGACTTCCTCGTCACGATCGTCGACAGCGGCTTCGGTGACCAACTGGCTCTGCTGTCCCGCCAGCTTGCCGAGTTCTTCCAGAGCGCGCAGGGCGTGGCGTTTGCGCGAGGCATCTCCGATGCGTTCAGCCTCGTCACGACGGCGGCGCAGTTCCTCATCCAGAACATCGACGCGCTGCTGATCGCCGTTCGTCTGCTGATCGGCTCGCTGATCGGTCGCGGCCTGGCGGCTGCGGCACTGGCGTTGCTGCCGATCTTCACGGCGCTGCGCGGCGCGTTCCTCGGCACTGCGGCGGCGGCGACCACCGCCGCTACGGCGACCACTGGTGCCGCCGTAGCGGCCCGCGGCTTCGCCGCTGCGCTCGGCCCACTGGCGCTGATCCTCGGCGTCGCCAGCACGGTTCTCTTCGAGTGGTTCATTCGTGCGCGCGATGCCGAGCGCAAGACGAGGGAACTCAAGGAAGAGACGCTGCGCTTGCAGCAGGCGCGCGGTGACGAATTGCGCTCGCTGCGCGACCTGAACCAGTCGCAGCTTGACGACATCAAGAATCGTCGCGAGCAGATCAAGACGCTGATCGCGGAGAAGGAAGCGCGACTTGAGATTGTGCGGGCAACTGCCCGGCAGTCCCTCGCCGAGCAGTTGCGGAACAACCCTGGCGCGGTGGCGCGCTTCGGCAACACCAGCCGCGAAGGCATCGCCGCGCAGCAGGAAGAGATTCGCCTCCAGCGGGAGCTTGCCGAGCTTTCGGAGAAAGACGCCGCAGATGCGAGCGAGCAGGCTGTTCGCGAACAGAACGCGCGTATCGCCGCACAGCGCGATCTCAACGGTGCGAACGCCAAGCGCATCGAGGCGATCGAGCGCACTCGTTCGCTTGAAGCCGAGATCAACGACAAGGCGAACGCCGAGCAGCTTCGCAAGAACGACGACTTCTACAACAAGTTCACCGAGCGCGTCGCCGCTGCCCGCAAAGCACTGGCGGAGGCGACCGCCGTCGACGGCGTTGTCTCCCCGGCCGAGCAGCAGCGCCTCCAGTCGATCATCGACGCGGCGGACGGCTTGCGCCTCCAGTCGCGCGGCGTCATCCGCCCCGGCGGCGCCGCAGACGACAAGAGCGCCGAGCGCGCCGTCGAGCAGCGCAATCGCGAGATCGAGCGACTCGAAGAAGCCAGCCAGCAGGAGCGCGAACGCTCGCTGCGCGACTCGCTCCAGCGCCTCACGGACGACGAGGCGACGGCCGCCGAGGCGCGCGTCGAACTCATCAAGCTGGAATACCAGCAGAAGATCGCCGAGCAGCGCAAGTTCCAGCAGGAGGCCACGGCTCTCGGGCAGACCTCGCTCGCCGCGCAGTTCGGCGCCAACATCTCCGCGCTGGAGGGCGAGCAGGAACAGGTCATCGCGCTGGAGCAGCGCAAGACGGCGATCGACAACACGCGCTCCGCCTACGAGAAGCTCGACCAGGCGCTCCAGAACACGATCGCCAAGCGCGACGCGGAACTGGAGCGCATCAATCTCGAACGCGAACTCGGCCTCATCACGCAGCAGCAGGCCGAGCAGGCGGCGGATCGGATCACCGCGGAGTATCAGCCGCAGATTCTCTCCAACCTCCAGGCGCTCCGCGACTTCATCGAAGCCAACGCTGATGCGCTCGGCAAGATGTTCAACGTCGAGGAAATCCTTCTCCAGCTTGACTCGCTGCAACTCAAGACGGAGACGGTCGTCACCGCCGGCCAGCGCCGCGCGCAGGAACTCAAGGAGAGCTTCGCCCAAGGCGCAGCGCAGGCTTTGTCGAGCCTCGGCACCGGCATCGCCGATGCGATTCGCGGCTTCTCGTCTTTCGGCGACGCGATCAAGGGTGCGCGCGATGCCTTCCTGAACTTCGCCGCCGACTTCCTCATCCAGATCGGACAGATGATCTTGCAGCAGGCGATTCTCAACGCCCTGCAAAACTCCGGCAACGGCTTCTTCCAGAGCATCGGCAACATCCTGGCGGGCACCGCGCACACCGGCGCTATCGTCGGCAAGGGCTTCCCCGAGTACCGCCGCGTCAACCCTGCGATCTTCGCCAACGCCCCGCGCTATCATTCCGGCGGCATCGTCGGCCTCAAGCCCGACGAAGTGCCGGCGATCCTCCAGACGGGCGAAGAGGTTCTGGCGCGGAACGATCCTCGCAACGTGATGAACGGCGGCGCGTCGGGCGGCTCCAACGTGCAGATCGTCAACGCCATCGACGCCGAATCCGTCGTCGCCGCGGGTATGCAGGGCAACGCCGGCCGACAGGTCATCATGAACATCATCCAGGCGAACAAGGCGGCCTTCCGCCAGGTTCTCGCCTCGTAACCGGAGTCAACCTACCGTGGCTTTCGCAACCGGCACCGCTACCAACTTCGGAGACTTCTACACGAAGCTCCGCGACTTCCTCATCTCCGGCATCGGCGCCGGTGCGAACTGGACGCAGATCGCCGGCAGCACCGGCGCGCTGACTGCCGAGAACGACAGCGTGACGCCGGGCAACCGGATCGTCGTGCGCGGCCCCGGCACTGGCGGCACCGACCAGATTCTCGTCGGCATGACGCCGCGCATCGACACGACGAACGACGTGTTCAACCTCGCGCTCACCGGGCTCACGATCTGGAACCCGGCGCTCACGACCCTGACGGCACAGATCAACCGCTCGCGCTTCACGCATCTGCACCTGTGGAACCAGCCGATGCAATACTGGTTCATCGGCAACGCGCGCCGATTCATCATCGTCGTGCGCGTTTCGACGGTGTACCAGATCGCCTACGGCGGCTTCGTGCTCCCCTACGTGCTGCCGACGCTGTGGCCGTATCCGCTGTTCGTGGGAGGGTGCAGCGGCAACGAGACCTGGCGCTTCTCTCAGGTCGACGCCAACCACTCCGGTTTTTTCGATCCGGGCCTCGATGCCGTGCAGCTTCTCTTCCCTGACGTGATTTGGCGAAACGTGGAGAACAAGCAGAATATCATCGGCGGCACGACGGATTCGTACACACCGAACAACGTCCTCACCCACCCGTACCGCTACGACCGCGATCCGATCCGCGAAAACCTCGACGGAAGTTACCACCTCGAACCTGTGTCAATCGTCGCGCGAAATCCCTACGAAGCGCAGATGGCGCGCTTCCAAGGCGTTTTCCGCGTCAGCGGGTTCGGCAACAGTGCCGAAAGCATCATCTCTGTGGGCGGCACTAACTACCTTGTTGTCCCTAGCGTGTTTCGCACGCAATGGGATGACTACTGCGCGATTGCCCTGGAGTGACAGATGGCGTACCAGCAAACGACTGCAACTAGTGTCGAAGACCTCATCGACAAGGTAGCGGTGTTCGCCGCGACTCTCGGCTGGACGGTTGAGCGCAACACGATCGTCTCTGGCAACCGAACCGTGTCGCTCAAGCGCGCGGAGAGCGATTTCGTCCACATCTTCAACACCGACACACTCAGCATCCGAATCCGTGCGTCGACGGGCATCAACACAAGCCTCGCAGCCACCGCACAGCCCGGTGTGTCGGCCGCAGAGGCGGAAAGCAACTGCGGTTCAGGCCCGTTCGCCTCTGTTTTCTTGTTCGGCGACACCAACCCAACGGCTTACGTCAACGTCGTGTTCGACACTGGCAATTCGATCTTCCGCCACTTCTGTTTCGGGATGATTCAGAAAGTCGGGTCGTGGACTGGTGGTACGTACTTCGATGCGCTTTGGCTGCAAACTGGCTCAAACTGGGACGCCAACCCCTTGAGTACGACGCACCATCCGATGTTCGGATACGCCAACGGTATCGAAGGCGGAATCCGGGTCGATGTTCCCCCTTCGACAAACGTCTTCGCACCGATCATGGAAGGCGGCAGCACGGGTTTCACGCCGCCGTACCGTGTATCCGGTGGCGTCACCGCAGATCGCGACCAGCAAGGCTTCTACCTCGCCGGAGTCAACTCGTGGAGCGGCGTCACGCCGCTGCGCCAGATCAAGCTCCGCGTTGAGCGCGGGTCGGGTTTCTTCTCCGAGATCGGATACGTCCCCGGCATCCGTCTGGTGAACATCGCGCGTTGGGCTACCGGTGATGAGTTCAGCATCGGCCCGGATACTTGGAAGGTCTTTCCGTGGTGGCGGCAGGGCGCGCGCCCCCCTGGCGACACCACCGGTGCCTACAGCGGCAACTACGGCTACGCCTACCTCAAGACGCTCTGACCATGAGTTTTGTCGGAAACATCGGCCCGGACATCGCGATCGTCAGTGATTCGCTGACGACCGCCAATCTGTTCACAGCGCGCACCTACTACGACGGCGAGGTGTTGGTCGACCCACCTTCGGGGCTGACCAACACGCGCACTGGCGTCAACGTGCAGCCGACGTTCGGCACGTTCGCCGGCGCCCCCGGCTTCGACTTCGGCAACGACTGGTACTTCCGCGTTCACATCATCCCGACGACGATCGACCTCGGGAACCTCGTGTCGGCGCAGAACCGAACCGTCTCCGTGTGGAACGCTTTCTTGACCGCGCAGCCGTACACGCAACTCCAGACGGCCGGCTTCGACGGCATCTCGCTGGTTCAGCCGGCGGGCATCAACCCGCCGACGACGCTCAACGAACTCCAGTTCATCACCTACGGGCTGACGATCGACCTCTCCGGCCCGCCGACGATCGACGCCTCGGTGACGTTCACGATCGCCGGCGAAGACTTCCGCGTGCCGATCACCGGCCGTCGCGTCATCCTCATGCCCTTCGCCCCGAACTGGACGAGCGGCGTCGAAGAGACCCTGACCTTCCGAAGCACCGTCACGCGCTCTTGGGACGGCACGGAGCAGCGTCGGAGCCTCCGGGCCGTACCGCGGCGCCGGCTGGCCTACACGGCGCTCCTGACGGGCCTGGAGGTCGAGCGGCTCGACAACCTCCTGTACGGCTGGCAGGGGCGCCTGTTCGCCGTGCCGCTGTGGGCGGAGCCGGCGAGCCTGCTGGCGGACGCGGCCGTGGGCGACTCGGTGCTCACTGCCAACACCGCCTCGCGCACTTTCGCCGCCGGTGGCCTGCTGGCGCTCTGGCGCGACAGCGGCGTCAACGAGGTGCGCGAGATCACCTCGATCGTCGGCGACACCGTGACGCTGCGCAGCCCCCTGACGAACGCCTGGCCTGCCGGCTCGCGGGCCTACCCGGCGATGGTGTCGTCGCTGGCGAGCGAGGTGCAGGCGCAACGCCTCACCGAGAGCGTCGTTCAGACCTCGCTCGCCTTTGACGGAGAGCCGTCGACGAACATCTACCCGGTCGCCAAGGGCACGGCGGCCGGCACCTACCGCAGCGAGGAACTCTACCTCGACTACGCGAATTGGGCGGACGGCATCGAGATGTTGTGGGCGAGCGATCGCCTGACGATCGACCAAGGTTCCGGCCAATTTCGGACGCTCCAGCGGTCGGGCTTTTCGACTCCGACGAAATCGCACAACTGGACGCTGCGAAACCACGGCCAGGTCTTCCAGTACCGCCAGTGGCTCCAGCGGCGTGAGGGGCGCGCGCAGCCGTTCTTCTGCCCGACCGGCTTTGTCGACTTCACACTGGCGGCCGACGCCAACATCAATGACAACGCCATCGACGTGCAGAGCAATGGCTACGACCTGTTCTCGAACGCGGCGTCGATGCGCCGCGACATCGCCATCCAGTTGAAAAACGGCACCACGATCTGTCGCCGAATTACGGCGGCGAATCCGAACGCGAACGGCACGACGAAATTGCAGCTTGATTCCTCCGTCGGCGTTGCGTTCGCCGTTTCCGACGTGAAGCGGATCAGCCTTCTCGGCTTCTTCCGTCTCGCCTCGGACGCGATCACCTTCAACTGGCTGGCGGAAGGTGTCGCCCAAGTGCAGGCCGGGTTCACCGCTACGAAGACCTGACCGTCTTGTATAACGGGCCGCACCTGACGTGAGGCCCGGCCATGCCGTTCACCCCCGAAGAAACTTCGCTGTTCGACGGTACTCCTGTCGAGCTTTACTACTTCCGCTCCGACGACGCACAGGAGCAATGGGCGTTCACGAGCGGCGACAGCACGGTCATCGACGGTGTTCTGCGCTACGCGCCCATCCCGATCTCCCGCACGGGCTTGTCGTCGTCGACGGCCGAGAGCCAGGGGCAGATGCGCGTCACCATCCCCTCGGATGAACCCTTGGCGAAGAAGTTCATCGCCTACTTGCCTGAGCGCCGCATCCTGCTCACCGTCTTGCGCTACCACCGCAGCGACACCGAGGCGCAGCGCATCCCGGTCTTCATCGGCACGGTGAACTCGATTGAGTTCGAGAACGGCAGCGCGGTTCTGTCGTGCCAGCCGATCACCAAGGGCATGACGCGCAGCGTCCCGTGGCAGAGCTACAAGGCGCTGTGCAACTGGCCGCTCTACGGGCCGGGCTGCGGCGTCCTGCGCACTGCGTTCCAGACGATCCTCCCGACCGGCCCGCAGTTCGTCGACGCGGACATCGTGCGCGACAACGAGTTCTCCACGAAGTCGAACGGCTGGTACACCAACGGCTACGCCGAGGTGGCGGACACGCGGGAGACGCGATTCATCGTTTCGCACACCACCAACGAGATTCGCTTGATCTACCCGTTCACCTCTTACAAGCCGGGCATGGAGGTTCGCTTCTACGCCGGCTGCGATCGCACCGAAGCGACGTGCCGCACGAAGTTCAACAACATTCCGAACTACCTCGGCTTCAATCGAGTGCCGACAGAAAACCCGTTCAACACGTCGTTCAGTGGAACCGGAGCCGCTGGCGCGGGTGAAAGCAATCGCTACATGGATCGCATCGTCCGCCAGCTTGGCCTGAGCACCGGAAACTAACGGAGAGCACCGACAAATGTTTTGGGTTCAATTCTTCCTCGCGCTTGCCTTCACGGTTGTCGGCGAACTGCTGCGCCCCAAGCCGAAGTTCGACACGCCGCGCCCCACCAGCCTCGGCGACTACCGCACACCGACAGCGGACGAAACGCGGCCGATCCCGGTTGCCTACGGCACCGTGCGCGTCACCGGTGCGAACGCCGTCTGGTGGGGTGACTTCGAGCCTCGCGCCATCACCAAGAAGGTGAAGACCGGCCTCTTCTCGTCGGATCGCATCACGCTCGGCTACCAGTATTGGCTGGGTATGCAACTGGCGTTGACGTGGGGCGCCGTCGACGAATTGATCGCGCTGGAGTTCGACGACAAGAACGTCCTCATGCTGAACCGGGTTAACACTGCAAATGTTATCTCCTTCAACATGGACGCCACTTCGCTTTTCTCTTCGGACGAACCGAACAACGGCGTCAAAGGCCCCGTCAAGTTCTACAACGGCACGTTCACTCAAACGCAGAACGCCTACCTCGCAACGCAGTTCGGCGAAGCCAGCATCCCGGCGTACCGGGGCATCTCTTACGCCGTGTTCGAGAAGTGCTACCTGTCCAACAACGACAGCGTACCGCCGGTCGCGTGGACGATTCGCCGCACTCCGAACACGCTCGGCCTCACCGGCGGGCGCGAGAACATCAACGGAGACGCCAACCCGGCGTGCGCTGTCTTCGAGATTCTCACCAACACGGTTTGGGGTGCCGGCATCCCGCAAGCCGCGATCGACCTGCCGAGCTTCGTCGCGTGCGCGAACACGCTGCACGCGGAGGGTCTCGGCATCTCCATGCTCATCGACACCGCGGGCACTGGCGAATCGCTTTCGGCAGAAATTCTCCGTCACGTCGACGGCGTGATCTACGTCGACCCGGAGACCGGCCTGCACACGATGGCGCTGGCTCGCGACGACTACGACATCGACACGATCCCCGAGATCAACCCGTCGAACATCGAGGCCGACAGCTTCAAGTTCACGCGCGGCTCGTGGGATGAGACGAAGAACACCGTCAAGATCAGCTACATCGACCGCGCGGCGAAGTTCACCGAGCGCATGGTGCAGCACCAGAACCTCGCGAACATCACCAGTCGCGGCGGCCAGGTCGACGCGGACAACTTCGAGTTCCTCGGCCTGAGCAATGCCACCGCGGCGAACCGCGTGGCTGCACGCACGATGAAGACCGTCTCGTCCCCGCTGGCGCGTGTTGACTGCGAAGTGAACCTGACGGTGCGCGACGTGCGCCCCGGCAAGGTTCTCAAACTGCGCTGGCCGCAGCTTGGCATCGACTCCCTGCCGATGCGTGTCATCGAGGTCGACTACGGGACGCTGGACACCGGCGTTCTGCGCATCCGCGCCACCGAAGACATCTTCTCCGTGTCGGGCGTGAGCTTCATCGACCCGCCTTCGAGCGGCTGGACGAATCCGATCGAGGCCAACCTTCCGCTCGCGCGCCAGTCGGCTTTCGAGATTCCCTTCGGCATGATCTCGCCCGAGGCGGGGCGCTTCATCGCCGTGAGCGGGTCGCCGGCCAGCGGCCCGCAGCGCGCGTACACGATCTGGCAAGACCCCGCCGGCGGCGCTGCGTTCGTCGAGCAGAACGGCAGCAAGATTTTCACCCCGAGCGCCACGCTGGTGTCTGAACTGGCCGCCAACGGCCCGGCACTCATCACGGCCGGCGTCACGCTCAACAACCCGATCGCGATGTCGTCTGTGGTGTCGGTGAGCCAAGCAGAGTTCGACGCGGGCGAGTCGCTCGCGCGCATCGTCTCTGCCGCCGGCGAAGAGATCGTGGCCTGGCGCACGATCACCGACAACCTCGACAACACGTACACGCTCAACAACATCCTGCGCGGCCAGTACGACACTCAGCCGCTCAGCCACCCGGTAGGCGCCGTCGTGTATTTCATCACCAACGGCCTCGGCTTGGTGCAGAACGTACCGTACACGACCAACAGCAACGTCGCGCTGCGCGCCACGCCGTTCGGCACGGCGAGCAAGCTGCCGCTCGCCAGTGCAACGACAATGACCGTGGCGCTGACGGCTCGCGCGTCGCGCCCGTACCCGCCCGGCAACTTTCGGCTCAACAACGTCTACTACGCTACGTCTATCTCCGGCGCGCTGACCGTTTCGTGGTCACACCGCAATCGCCTCACCCAAAGCCGCGTGCCCTACTCGCAAACCGGCGCCGACGTGGCGCTGGAGGCCGGAACCACCTACACGCTTCGCCTCTACGGCGAGAACGGAACACTTCGGCGCACGTTCACCGGCCTCACCGGAACAAGCCAAGCGTGGGCAACCGAGTCGGCCGACTCGAATCTGAATCTGCTGCCTACCGGCGAGTACACCAGCGTGACGTGGGCTCAGTCGAGCGTGTGGCCGGGGCTTGCCGCTACTTCGACCAACATGCGCGACGGCAACTCCGGCACCGGCGCAGCGACTAACGCCAGCGGTAACGAGTGGCTCAGGGCCGATCTCGGCAGCGCGGTTTCTGTGCAGACGGTAGCGGTCGCCGGCGGCTCTTTGCCCGGCTGGGGCGTTGTCACCCCCTACTTGAACGGCCGGCCGATCCAGTGGGCCAACGATCCGGCCGGGCCTTGGACTACGGTCGCCACTATCAGCGGCGTCGACGACACTGGAGATTATCGCTACTTCGCGTTCTCCCCGGTAGTGGCCCGTTATTGGCGTATCGGAGCAACCTCCTTCCTGTCCGCCGCTGAGTTTCGGCTTTATGGCGGCGTTAGCGGTGTGCGTTTGAATAACAGCGTGCGAATTGAGCTATCCGCAGTGCGCGACGGTGTGGAGTCCCGCCGGATCGACGTTACCGTGCCGCGGGTGTGATGCGTTGCCACAAACTCAACCGTTCCCTATAACGGCCACCGCCAGTTGACCCTCGGGAAAACCCTGATGCTTCCGACCGACCCCTACGCCGGCCAGATGATCTCTTCCGTCCCCGCGCCGGCTTGGATGGGCGCCAGCGTCCTCGGTGGCGTGATGGTGATGAAAGCGATCGACTGGTTCCTCAACCGCCGGTCGAACCGCGCGCAAGAGAACACGCTGGTCGCCGCCGCCGATAGTACGACGCAATTGATCGCCCACTTGAACGAACGAATCGTCGCCCTCGAAGGGCGCCAGGCTGACCTCGAAGGGCGGCTCAACAAAGAGACCACCGCGCGGTTCGAGGCCGAGGAAAAGGTCTCGAAGCTCCGCCAGCGCATCGCCGTTCTCGTGGCAGTGATGAAGCACCACCGGATCGAAGTCCCCGCCGAGGATACCCACGAATGATCCTTTCGCCCGAGCAACTCGCCGCCATCATGGCCTGCCCGTTGCAGCGGGCCGCCGAGTGGGTCGGCGTCATCAACACCACGATCGCGCGCTACGAGATCAACACGCACACGCGCGCCGCGATGTGGCTGGCGCAGATCGGCCACGAGAGCGCGAGCCTGGCGCGCGTCGAAGAGAACCTGAACTACACGACGCCGGCGCGGCTCCAGCAGATTTTCCCGCGCCACTTCCCCTCGCTCGACATGGCGGCCAAGTACGCCGGCAAGCCGGAGTGGATCGGCGCCCGCGTCTACGCGAACCGCCTCGGCAACGGCAACGAGCAGAGTGGCGAAGGCTGGCGCTACCGCGGCCGAGGCTTGATCCAAGTCACCGGCAAGGTGAACTACGCCGAGATGGCGCACCTCTTGGTGCTGCCGCTGGTCGGCCAGCCCGAACTCCTGACGCTGCCGCAGAACGCAGCCCTGTCCGCCGGCGCCTTCTGGAACGCCCGCGGCCTCAACCGCTTCGCTGACGCCGGCCAGTTCGAGCAGACCACCCGCATCATCAACGGCGGGCTGCACGGGCAGACCGATCGCGTCGCGCGGTTCAAGCGCGCCCTCTCCCACCTCCGCTAAGACCCCATGACGAAGACGACGCACCAGGATCGGCTCAAGGCCGAGGCCACCGAGCGCGACAAGAAATTCCTTGCCGAGTACGAGAAGCTCGTGAAGCAGGGCAAGACGCTGCCGGAGGTGGCGAAGCACTTCGGCTTCGCCAGCGTCCGCGTGCTCCAAGGGCGGCGCAGCCGGGCCTGTGAGCGCCTCGGCATCAAGGTCGAAGCGATCGTGCCGAAGCACGTCCAGAAGGCCGCAGAACGCCGCCTGAGCGTTCCTGTGCTGGCCGACGACGGCTACACGCTGGAGGAACTGGTGGCGCTGCGGAAGCGCCGCTTCCAGCGCAAGAAGGAGGCTGAGGACTGCCGGCGCAAGATTCCGATTGGTGTGCCGATCGAAGGCCCGTTCGCGATCTGGTTCTTCGGAGACCCACACGTCGATGATGACGGTACGGACTTGGAAGCTCTGGAGTACCACGCGAAGACGGTAAACCAGACGGAAGGTTTGTACGGCGCTAATTTGGGCGACTCCTCGAACAATTGGGTGGGTCGTTTGGCTCGTCTGTATGGCGAGCAGGGAACGAGTGCGAAAGAAGCATGGCAGTTGGTCGAGTGGTTCGTCCGACTCGTCGGCGACAAGTGGATGTTCATGATCGGAGGCAACCACGACTGCCTCGACATGAAAACCGAGGCGCTCACCCGGCGCGGCTGGATCAAGTACGAGGAAATCCGAGGCGACGATCTCGTACTCGGCATGAATCGTTTGACCGGAAATCTTGAGTGGCAACCGATCCTCAAGAAGTTCGACCGCGAGAACGACGAGAAGATGATCCGCATTGACCGCGCAGTCGACATGCGCGTCACCGCGGGGCACCGCGTCCTCCACTCGCGCCGCGACTGGAAGCGCATCTGGGCGCCAAAGTACGAGTACGCCCGTGCCGACAGCCTGCCGGCCCGCTTCCGCATCCCGGTCTCGGGCTTCGTGCAGAACACCGGCACGACCCTGAGCGACGCACAGATCGAGCTTGCGGGCTGGTTCCTGACGGACGGCTACATCAACCCGGACGAGTCGCGCGCTTCGATCTACCAGAGCAAAGACCCGACGCGCATCCGCGAGCTTCTGGACGCCTGCGGCCTGGAATATCGCGAGAGCGTGCGCGAGCGGGACATCACGCACGTTTGCGGTCGCGAACTCAAGAAGCCGCCACTCCCGCAGCGCGAGTTCCGGCTGACTGCGGAGGCCACGCGCGAGCTTCTCGGGTGGGTTCCAGAGAAGGGCCGCCTGCCGTTCTGGTGCGACCGCATGACGGATCACCAGTTCGAGGTTCTTCTCGAAGGACTGATCGCCGGCGACGGAACCTGGGATGGCGTCGAGGACGGCAACTGCGCCGTTCTCCACGGCACGAAGGAGTTCCTGGAGTCGGTGCAGATCGTCGCGCTCCAGCACGGCTGGCGGGCTTTCCTGTCGGTTGCCCGCGAGAAGGACTACCGCCTGAACCTGACTCGCGCCACCTTCTGCGAGTTCGACCGGGCTGTGGTCGTTCGCGAGGAAGAGCCGGACGAGCGCGTGTGGTGTCTCACGGTGCCCTTCGGCAACTTCATGGTTCGCCGGAACGGCAAGCCGCACATCACCGGCAACTGCTGGAGTGGTTCGGGCGACCCGCTCATCTGGATCAGCCGCGAGCAGAACACGCTGTACGAGGCCAGCGAGGCGCGCATCGAGGTCAAGCCGCCGCAGGGCCGGGCTTTCACCATCAACGCCCGCCACGACTTCGCCGGCAACTCGCAGTGGAACCCGACGCACGCCGTCATGAAGGCCGCCCAACTCGGCGTTCGCGACGACGTGCTGGTCTGCGGGCACAAACACACTACCGGATACCAGCCGCTCAAGTGCCCGGAAACAAAGAAGATCATGCACTGCCTACAGGTCGCGAGCTACAAAATCTACGACCGTTATGCGCGAGAAAAAGGCTTCCGCGATCAGGCGATTTCTCCAGGCGCAATGATCGTCGTCGATCCGCACGCCAAAAACGACGCGGCGTTTATCCAAGTCTTCCACGACTTCGATTTGGGCGTCGAATTTCTCAAGTTCCTCCGCGCCAAGCGCAAGTAGACACCTCAACCACAGGCTCCTATAACAGCGCCGCAACCCCACGAGGCCCGCCCCATGACCATCGTCTACAACAGTGCTCTCGAAGACTTGGCGCGGGGCGCCATCGACTTCGACACCGACACCTTTTTCGCCATGCTCGTAACGTCGACCTACGTCGCGAACAAGGACACGCACCTCAAGCGCAGCGACGTGACCAACGAAGTCACCGGCACGGGCTACACCGCCGGCGGCACTGCGGTTACGGCGACCGTCACGAAAGACCTCCCGAACGACCGGCTCGACATCGCGTTCTCGAACCCGTCATGGCCGAACTCGACGCTCACGGCGCGCGGCGTCGTGGTCTACAAGCGGCGCGGCGGTGCGGCGACGGCCGACGAACTCGTGTGCTACGGCGATTTCGGCGCCAACGTGTCGAGCACGAACGGCACGTTCACGGTGAACTTCACCTCGCCGCTGCGCTTCCAGAACTAAGGGGGTCGGCTCATGGCTATCGACACCTCCTCAATCGCCCGCGCCCTAGCGGTAGACAAGTCGCCTTTCATCATCGACAAGGCGAGCCTTGCCAACGCGGTCGCTGGCGGCCTCTTTTCGTTGTGGCGCGCGACGGGCCAGCCTGCACAGGGCGCGATCCCGACGACGGCGGCGCTCTGCACCACGGCGCTCACTGGAGCTGTCGCGTTCAACAACCAGACCGCGCCGAAGTCCACGTTCCTCGGCGCGCTGTCGGTCACGAACTCGAACAACAGCGGTATGTCGTTCCTCGTGCGCGACCGAATCGCACACCAAGCCGGCATCGTGCTGAACATCACGACCTCGCAGACGACGAACCTTCCGATCGACTTGCAGACGCTCGCGCCTGCTGCTGCACGGCTCGGCGCGGCGGACTACTCCGACATCGAGTGGTTCCTCGACGTGTACGGGGATGGCGGCGCGACGGCATCGAACGCCACGGTCAACGTGACGTACGGCGACGGGACGACGGGCAACCTCAACGTCATCGCTGTGGGCGGCGCGCTGCGCATCGGCCGCTCGATCTCGCTGACGCCGTTCATCCCGAACACCGTGCCGGCGAAGTTCATTCGCGGCATCAACAGCGTGATCCTGTCGGCCTCGACTGGCACGGCGGGTAACGTCGGCTTCACCGCGCGCCGCCATAAGGGCAAGCTGCCGATGTCCGTGGCAAACCTCGCAACGGACGCCGATTGGGTGCGCTGCCGACTGGCCGAGTTCCCGGACGGTGCGTGCATGGAGTTCATGGTGATCTGCTCCGCCACCTCCACGGGCGCGATCCGTGGTGAAGGCGACCTTATCCACCTGACGCCGTGAACCCGACTGACAACACTCGCTATCCGCGCGGCGGCGATGCGCTCTGGACGGATGGCAGCGTTGCGTCGGGCGTCGTCAACCTTGAGTTCTTCGGGCCGACGAACACCGATGCAACCGGCAGCGTCGCGCTGCCCGCGGTCACGGTCACTGCGCCGACCGCCTCGGCCAACGCTGGCGGCGTCTCCGCCACCGGCTCCGCAGCCCTCGCAACGGTTACGGTCACACCCCCTGCGGCCACCGGCCGCGTTGCTGTCACGGGCTCGGCCGCACTGGCGACCGTCACGGTCGCTGCTCCGACTGTCGTCGGTCGCGTCAGCGCCTCTGCGGCCGTCGCGCTCGCGACCGCTACCGTCACAGCCCCCATCGCCTCCGGTCGCGCCGGAAGCTCGCCTGCGGTCGCCCTGGCCGTCGTCACGGTCTCCGCGCCGGCCGCCGCAGCCACGGGCGGCTTGCCGGCGATCGCAAGCGCGGCCTTGCCGGTCGTCGCGGTCTCGGCGCCGCCGGCGATCGCCGAGGGTGGCACCGGTGCGACGGCCAACACCACGCCGCGCACGATCGTCGTCTCAGCGCCCCTTGCGACTGGCAGCGTGCCGGCCTCGCCGGCGGTGGCGCTCCCGACGATCACCGTGGCGTCTATCCTCGCGACCGCGAGCGGCCAGGCCGGCGGACTCGCCGAGGTGGCGCTGGTCGAGGTGCGGCTGTCCGCGCCGACCGTCGTCGCCGGCGGCGATGTCACCTACCTGTTCGTCGGCCGCGAAATTCGCATTCCCGGCGAGCCGAACATTCTGCTGGTGCGCGCCGAGTCGGAGATCACCGTCCGCGATGAAGCCCGCCAGTTCACGATCAGGAAGCAGAGCGCATGAAGAGCACGATTTGGGTCGACGGGTTGACCCTGAAATTCGACCCCAACGCGATCGAGGATTACCGCTTCGACTGGAACGACTGGCTCGGCACCGAGACGATCACGAACGCGATGGCGATTCCGGCCAACTGCGACGCCGTGGTGCAGTTCAGCGCGGAGGGTCGCGTCGCCGTTCGCGTGTCGAACGCCACGGCGCCGACCGCCGCGGTGACGTGCCGCGTCACCACCAACTCCGGCCGCGTGCAGGATCGCACCGTCAACTTCGAGGTCATCGAGCGATGAGCCTTCTCGAACAGCCGTCTGCCGGCATGACGCACAAGGGCTGGTTCTGGTTCTGCCCGGTGTACCTGAACTTGGAATCCGACCCGATGGATGTCGAAGCGCGAGCCAACTGGCTGGAGCCGCTGTTCTCGCTGGCGGAGATGTGTGAGTCCGCGCGCCTGTATATCGGCCGCGCCGTCAACCCCGACTACCCGATGGCCTTCATGTTCAAGGTCACGGGCGAAGTCGCCAACCTGAACGACAAGGTGCGTGCATGAACTACGATCGTTGGGACAAGCGCCCCTATCTCCAGCGGGCCGGCGATGCGCTTTCGCAGTTCGTGAACACAGTTTTCGCGAACGGAATGACGGACGAGTCGCTCTCGGGCCGGGCCTATCGCATGACGCGGCTCGTCACCGAACCGGCTCTGCGCTGGTGCGTGGTGGCGTTCTGCGCCGAAGTGCTGTTCTGGCCGCTGGACAAGGGCGAGCACTGCGAGGCGGCGTTCTGGCAGGACGTGGATCGCGCCGGCGTGCGCTGGCGCGCGGCCAAGGGCAATACCGCTCTGGCCGAACATTTTGACGGCACGACGGAGGCCGCATGATCTTTCTCGCATTCCTCAAGCGGTACTGGCTCGAAGCTCTGGTGATGCTCGGCATCGCCGCCACGGGCTACTACGTCTACGGCGAGATCAAAGAGTGGCAGGCGTTCACGAAGAAGGCCGGCGAAGATGCGGCTCAAGTCGTGGCGCTCAACGCGGTGATCGCCGAGCGCGACCAGACCATCGCCGACAAGGACGCCAGGCTGGCGGCTGCGGCAAAGATGCTGGCCGACTCTGAGGAACGCGCGAAGAAGGACGCCGCACTGGTCGCCAAGCGCGACGCTGAACTCGCCGCGGCGCAGGCTGCACTCAACATCCAGAAGAGGAAGTACCGTGATGCTCTCAACCAACTTGAAGGCGCCGATCTCGCTTGCGCTCTTCGCACTGTCCCTCCCGCTGTTGATTTCTTGCTCTTCCCGTGGGGAGGTCAAGCCCCCGCCGCCGGAGGTGAAGGTGGTGCGCGAGACGCCGCCGGCGGCGCTGCTGTCGAAGCAGGCCCGGCCCGCGTACCAGGCCGCGCGCCCGTGGGGCGAACTGCCGATGCACGCGGCTGAGTTGAACGTGGTGATCGACGGGTACGAGTGCCAGATCGACCGGCTCGTCGTGTGGGCCACCGGCGGTGATCCGGCGGCGCACGAGTGCAAACCCGCTGAATGAAAAACGGCCCCGCGAGGGGCCGTTTCCTTGTCCGGCCCGAGACGGGACGGAGGGTGTGGGTGAATCCTACTTGATCTCACCCGAGTAGAGGAAGCGCATGAGCGCGTCGATGTCAGCGTGGAACGCCTCGACGCGCTCACCGTTGTTGTTGATCGTGTAGTCGATCAGCGCCGGGTGGATGCCCGCCTCGCTGGCGTGCGTGTCGGTGCCCGCCACCTGGCCGCGGCGCGTGATCTGCACGATCTTGCCACCCATCGCGCGGATCGCGTAAGCCTCGTTATCGAAGCGGCAATCGCTGATGACGGTGCGGCGGTTGGTGTCGACGCGCATGAGGCACGCGCGCACCCACAGGTCGGGGTGGATCATCTCGCGGCCGAACTCGGTGCCGAGACGCTGGAGGAACTGGCGGGGCGTGACCTGGCGATCGAGGAACGTCACCGGCTGTTCCTTCATGAACTCCAACTGCACCTCGTTCATGCAGAGCACGTCCATCGCGAACTTGCGCATCGGCGCAGCGAACGACGTGTGCTCGAACTTGTACTTGTGCGCGAGGAAGTCGCCGGCGGTGGTCTTGCCGCTCTGCTTGAGACCGGTGAGGCCGATCAGCATGGCTTGTTCTCCTTGTCGAACTTAAAGCCGTTGAACCAGCGGCGGATGACGTAGCTGCGCGCCAGCGAGATGAGGGTGAACACGAGGCCGACCCAGAACGCATCGCCGGCGGTGATGTCGTAGCCGAACAGCGGCAGGACGATGAGATTGGCGGCGTAGCTGATGCCGAAGCCGACGAGGATGTTCGCCCACGCTTCGATGAAACTTCCGAGGCGGCTCTGGCTCACGGCGCCACCTTCTGATGCTCGCGCAGCCAGTCGTTGATCGCGTCGCGGTGGTGCGGGCTCAACCCCACCTGGCCGCCCCACAGGTTCTTGTCGTCCTTGATCTTGCGGAGGATGTGCTCGGCGTCGGCCAGCAGTTCTTCTTTCGGTTCGGCGGTCATGGCTTCGATTTGGGCTTCATGTTGGAGAGACAGGTGGGGCAGATGTGGGCCTTGTGGCCGTTGCCCCGTTTGCGCAGCGTCAGCTTCTCGATCGGGAACTTGCGGAAGCACCAGGAACACGAGCCTTCGCCGGTGAGTTCCTTGGCCTTCTGGCGGACTTGGTGTACGAGACGGTTAGACTCACTCATCGGTCGCGGGCTCCACTGCTGGTTGATACTCTGACAGCACCTTGTTCGCTTCCGCAAGCGCCTCCCGATTCTCGCGGCTGTACGTGTAGTGGCTCACCATCTTCGTGAGCTTGGACAGGGCCGCGTGGAGCCTGGCGGCCTGCGCGATCTTGTAGCGGAGGGTGTGCCGGTGCTTCCGCCAGGTGGTCTCGGAGATCGCCCCGAAGGTATCGGCTTCGTCATCGAGTTCGGCGATCAGGCGCGACGGTTCCACACTTCACCCTGCGTGTAGAGCCAGCGGTTCGGAGCCTCGCGGACTTCCGAGATCACCTTCTCCGCGAGCAACTCGCGGATCGGCTTCGCGTAGTCGCGGCGCTGTTTGGGGGAGTGGTAGTTGAAGACGAACGCGCCTTTCTTGCGGATCGCCCCGAGGATGTCGTCTCGCGGATTAGTCGTTGTCATCGCGCGCCTCCAGCGACTTGACCATGTACCAGATCGAAAGACCCCAAGCGATTGTCCCGCCGCCCCCAATTACGATCAAAAACACGATGACTTCAATCGGCGGCATCACGCACCTCTGACTTTTTCTTCCTAGCCCGTTGAATCGCGCGCCGCAGTTGCCGAAGACTCCACCCACCGTTTTTCTTCGGGAGCTTGATGAGTTCGTCCCAAACTTCTTGGGGTACGCGAACCACCCTCGAAGTCGGCACTCCTAGACGCCACATGTGGGTGTTGTGTTTGAGAGCGTTTTGGTACGCAGATGAATAGTTGCTCGTGCGGACAACACCCCCTAGTGGTGTTTTACGGATGCGCCACGCCACAAAGACAAAAAGAACGACAAGAGCAAGGACGCCTGCCGTAAGGATCAGGAGAACGATCTCAGCCGGCAGCATTGGTCGGCACCCCCGAAGTCGGAAACCATGTGCTGTAGACCATAGCCTCCAGCATCAACTTGCGACCGGCCTCGCACGCCTTGAGCCACCGCTCGCCCGGCGCCGGTGCATAGACGTGCTTGATGCCGGCTTGGACGATGATGGCTGCGCAGCGGTCGCAGGGCGGCATGGGGTAGACGTAGAGCGAGCAGCCGTGCAGCGGCTCTTTCGCGGTGAGGATCGCGTTGACCTCGGCGTGCAAGATGCGGCTGTACTTGGTTTCGCGGTCGGCGTACAGGCGCTCGTCGTCGTCGCAGCCGCGCGGAAAGCCATTGAATCCGAGCGACACCACGGTGCGATCGGGTCGCACGATCACGGCACCGACCTTGGTCGACGGGTCTTTCGACATGGCGGCGTTCGCCATGCAGAGATCGAAGAAGTAGGCGTGCCAGCGGAGGTTGTCAGTCATTGCGGCGCTCCTTGCGCACGGCGTTGAGCCCGCAGACGGCCAGCATCGCCGTGAGTGCGATGTGGATGAACGCGGCGGCGGCGGCGCCGCTGATCTCCTTGAGATCGAAGATGGCGGCAGAGACCGCCAGTGCGACGAAGTATTCGGTGTGGTTCACTTGCGCGCACCCCGCAAGTAGCCCTCGCGATAGCCGGCCTCGCGGCCGGTGGTGATGCCGTCGCGGTGCCCGAGCGCGTAGCCGGCGCACGTTCCGAGAACAACAAGCGCCGCGATCAACGCAAGCGCAAACGTACCGGTCATCTCACTTCCCCTTCTTTATGAAGAAACTGCTGTTGTTGAGGCCGCCGGCGATCGCGTTCTTCTTCGCCTGTGCCTTGCTGTTGAGTTGCCGCTGTTGCGCGATGCGATGGATGTCGGCCTTGCTGGCGGCGCCGGCTTCGAGGTAGTGCCGAATCGCGGTGACGCTGTAGGCCGGCATCATCTTGTGAACTTCGGGGGCTGAATACTCAGCCCCCTCGAACGGGTAGGTCTTGGCCGGCATGGTCAGGGGTAATTGACACCAAACTTCGCCTCGGCACTGGCGATCTTGTCGTTGCGCCGCGCGGTCAAGTCGGCGGCGATCTTGTCGTGGCGGTCGATGATCCGGGTGTAGCGGCGATCGAGCGACTTGATCGCAGCCTTCGGCGTCTTGAACAGGTTGCGCGCCGGTTCAGAGTAACGGCGCGGGTAGTCGATGTGCCTGTCCTTTTTCGTCCAGACGCGCTTCTCGCCGTAGTGCTCGAACTCGCCGTAGGTGTTGATGGCGGTGATCTCGTCGTTGGTGTTGATGCGGTACATCTTCACCACGTTGCTCTTGCTCTTCTTTTCGGTAGCCATGTCGTCTCTCGTCAGTTGGTTCCGCTCTTCTTGGGTTCCCACCGGCGAGCGGTTGCCTGGTGGACGCCTACCGCCCTTGCCGCGGTGGCTTGCGCCATGCCGCTTGCCCGCAGCTTGGCGTACTTCTTTCGCACTCGGAGCGGGTGCGTAGCACTGTGGTGCCGGTGTCCGCGCTTCTGCAAATCGATACCGAGTTCCTTGGCTCGCTCTGCGACGGCGCGAGCCGATCGCTTCACCAGCTTGCCGATCCTAGCGCACGTCAGCTTGCTTCCGTTCTGGCGCAGCACCTCGCCCTCTTCCTCCGTCCACGCGCGCAGTTCGCGTAGCTTGATTCCGTGGCGCTCGCACATCGAGCCAACGGCCTTAACGCTGCGCCCGATCTTCTTCGCGATCTCCTTCGCTTCCATGTGGCGCCCCAGCGTTCGGATTTGCTGCACCTCGCGCGTTGTCCAGAGGCGGTACGGCCTCACGGCACATGGTCTCCACTGCGAACGAACGTGCCGACTGGGGCCTGCGGCTGCGGGGCAATCGGCGCGGGCGGGTTTACGCCGTCCCAGTGGTACGGCTGCGGCTGCACCGCCGCCGCCGCCAGCTGCTCGCACAGCAGATCATCGGCGGCGAGGTTGTACAGGCCGGCGATACGGAACACGCGCCGGATCGGTTCGAGGTTGTCGGTGCTCACGAGACCTTGCTCCAGATGACGGGGAGAAGCAGCAGCGGCGAGAAAATCAGTGTGAAGAAGCAGATGAGCCTGATGCGCAAAGTGATGGCCTCCCAGCGGTAACTGTTCAACGCGATTTCGATTCCTAAACTGGCGAGGAAGCCCATGCGGGACACGCTGGCGACGGTCAAGAACAAAGCAGTCCAGACGCTCATCGCTTGTCCCTCCACTTCCGGCGGAACACGACGCTGTGCAGCCACTCCGCGATGTTGGCTTCCAGGGTCTCGCGAATCGCCGTTTCCAGTTTCGCCGCAGCCTTGGAGCCGAGGTGCAGTTCGTTGGAGATGGAAGGGTTGTGCTCGCGGCCTGGCTTGATGAGGTCGGCGAGCTTGATGAAGGTCTCGGAGTGGATCACGATTCGGTGTCCTTAACGACGGGCATGGGGGCGTTGAGAAGCAGCGCGAGCGATTGGCTCATGCCGCTGATGTGGCACTGCGCGGAGTAGAGGTCGATGAAGCCGTATACCTTCGCTTGCACCTCGCCGTCCGGCTTTGTGGCCTCCGCGATCACGGTGATCTCGGGGCCGAGCTTGCTGCTGTACGCCTGGTAGGCACGCACGATGCCGTCAGGGCCGGTGAGCGTCGTGCAAAGCCCGTTTAGGCTCGGCTCGAAGTCCTTCACCGGGCCGCAACGCTTTTGCAGGCGCTCGATCTCGTCGGCGGCTTCGCGGATCAGCGCGATGCCGGGCGCGTCCTCGGGGATCGCGAGAGCGCCGGCGATCTTGCGGCACTCGTGGGCGTAGTCGCGCAGCTTGGTCGGGAGGTTGTTAGTCATGGTCAGAACTCGATGAGGCCGACGAGCGGCGTGTTGGGGTGGTCGCCGCGGCCGTCGACGATGATCTTGACGCCGCGGAAGTTGGGGTTCCCGGTCGGGTAGATGTGCTCACGCCCGCTGAACTTCCGAAGCGCGCACCACTGGCGATTCGAGAGGACGATCGCGTTGGCGGTCGCCCCTTTGTAACGGAAGGCGATCAGCGCGTTGTAGAGCTTGGTCTCCATGGCGTTGAACTCTTCGAGCGTCACAGGCCCCGGCGAGTAGTCGGTGGCTTCGACGAACTTCAACTCGTCGATCTTTCCGATCACGGGTTCGTTGCTCACTTCTTTACCCCCATCGCATAGCGCCGCAGATCGGCGCGCAGATTCTTGTTGGCCCGGTTGTCGCCGGGGCTGTAGCTGGTGAAGTAGGCGAAGCGCCGACCTTCAACCGTCTCACAGACCATCTTGATGTGGCCGTTCTGCTCGACCGAGATAACCGTCAGTCCCACGGACTCGGCGATTTGTCTGACTTCTTTGATGTGGTTCATTGTAGTGCCGTCAACTGGTTGGTGTTGACGACACTAATTGTTGTATCGTGAATGCGACGTGAATTACCGACCGTCTTTTTCGGCCTGTAGTTCGCGCATCGCGTTTTCGTACTCGTTTTCCAGCCACTCGACGTAGGCGAGGATGTCCGCCAAGTCTTTCCGGTCAACGGCGAGCCGATCGGCGTAAGACGGGGTGTGCGCTAGGTCGGTGCGGGCGAGCAGCAGTGTGAAGTCGATGCGGTCGGGCTTCTGCGGGGGGCTCATCGGGCGCTCCAGTCGATCGCGTTCCGCAGCGCCCACAGGGGCCGCGGGTCGGCGCTGATCTGCACCTCGATGTAGATGCCGTCGACCTGGTGCAGCACCGCCGGCGTGCCCTCTTCCAGCCGCACGCAGAACCCGGTGCGGTGGAGCCGCGCGATGGTCTCGCGGAACTTGGCTTGGTCGTCGGCGAGAGCGAACAAGGTCTCCATGTCGTTGCGGCGCTCGCAGGCGAAGTGCGCGCCGGTGGTGTGGTAGAAGGCCGCGGCGTCGGCCGGCGGGGCTGAGAAGGCCGCCAGTGCGGCCAGGATGAGGGCGCGCATCGGTCAGACCTCCGCCGGCAGGCCGCGGCGTGCGCGATCGGCCATCTTCACGAAACGCCAGCGTTCGCCGCCGATGCGGCGCGCGCACTCGCGCGTCGACTGGTGTGGGCGGTAGCGGTTCAGGCCGGCGAGGCTCGGCTCGCGGGATTCGCCGATGTCGCCGCTGTCGGGGTTGATGTGCTTGCCGGCGAGGCCGAGCAGCGTAGCGAGAGCGGTGAGGCCGAGGGTGCCGCGGGGGCCGCGATTGAGGAAGCTCATGTGCAGTTGTCCTTTCAACGGAGGGTGGTAGCGGAAATTCGATCGAGGAATCGTTTGGCCGAAACATTTTCGGCGTTGTAGAACCGGCGCATCCATTCCTCCTTGATGCGCTGGCCTTCGATCTTGCGAAGCTCGTGATCTGCGACGACCTTGTAAGGGGCGTCACCGCGGGCGATGCGCTGCTCGATGTGCTCCTGGAGGTTGGTGTGGTACTCCAGGAGGCGTTCGTCGTGGTGCTGTTGCGACGGGTCGGTGGTGGCGAACGGCGGGATGGTGTCGCGGGTGACGATCACTTGCGGTTCCTCCAGGCTTTGAACCTCGACACGATGATCGAGAAGAACACCTCGATCGCTCGCTGGTAGATCGGGTTGAGGCCGATCATTCGGGCAGTACCTCGCGGACGTGGATGATCTCGCCTTCGATCCCGTACTGCTGCTTGTCGGCCACGGCGTCGGTGAAATACTCGTACAGCCAAACGACCTCAACCGGCGATTCGCCGCCAACATCGTGCGTGCCGGTCGGCAGCGCGTAGAAGTAGCGCGGCTTCGGCTTGAAGCGGTACTCGAAGCTGGCTGGGCTGAAATACACGCCGTCCTTGAACGGCTCCATGTCGACCCACTTCGGATCGGGCGCGATGGCGTGGATGCGTCGACGCTGCACTTCCGCACCGTTGAGCCAAGCGACGATGATCTCTTTGAGGGTGGGCTGGCTCATTCGGGCTGCTCCACCATGCGGACGGCTTGCGCCCAACTGTTGCGCGCGCAGTAGCCATCGGCTTCTGGCTTTGTCGGGAAGACGGTGCTCGGGAAGACGGTGCTCGGGAAGCCGTCAGCCTTGCTGACGATCACCCAAGCCCAACGCTGCTTCGGCTTGAAGCGGTAGTCGGCCTTCTGCGTGTCGATACGCAAACACACCGCTTTGCTGGCCGGCACGTAATCGTGCCAGTTGACGCTGCCAGTAAGGCCCTTTTCGCGAGACTGGAGCGTTTCGCCGTTGAGCCAGCCGCGCAGGGCTTCTTCGACGGTGAGGAATTGGTCGGTCATTGGTTGTTCTCTCAAGCGTTGGTTGATTTCGGGGTGTGCTGGTAGCGAGCGCGAGACAGATCAGCCATCGTCACTTCGCCGCGAGTTTGCAGCACCTTGTAGCGCGCCCACACGGTGTTCTGCTTCATGCCGAGCATCTCTGCCAGGTCTTTGAACAGGTAGTCTCGGCCATCCACGCTCGCCAGTTTTGTTTTGCGGCCTGCTTCGATGTTGTTTGCCTTGGGGTGGTTTTCTGTCGTTCGCGCGAAGTCACCGTGGAAGCGTTCTGCTGCGGTGGCGTAAGCCAGTTGGGCTTGCTCGATGTCTTTGAAGTAGCCGAGGTGTTTGGATGTCCTGCCTACGCTGATCTGAACTTGATAAGAGCCAGTTCGTTTGTGCATCGACACGCCTTTCGGCAAAGAGCGCCCTGCTTTCGCGCTCCGGTTGTGGCTGTTCTGCGCGCTTGTGGCTTCGCGGAGATTGCGCGGACGGTTGTCTGATGGGTCGCCGTTGGTGTGGTCAATCGCGCCTTCCGGTTCGCGACCGTTTGCGATCGCGAAGACGATTCGGTGCACCCCGTAACGGACACCTCCGAGCCTGACATACACATAGCCTTCGCGGACTTGCGAACCGGCCACGTCGCCCGGTTTGAAGTACGGGTGGCGGGCTTCGCGGTACACAAGCACGCCGTCTTCGCGAACCTCGAAGATTCGGCGAAGAGTCTCGATCGGGGGCAGCGGGATGGTTTTCATTCGGGGAGGGTGGTTCACGATTTCAAAATGCCAAAACCGTTTAGCGAAACATTTTGGAGCGTCCGCTTACGCGAGGTCTGCAAGGCGGGTAATCACCATCACCACATGAGCGCGGTTCTGACTGGAAACCATCACGCCAGTTTCGGTCTCGAAAGTACGAGAAGGGTGCCGGTCACGAACTCGGGCGATGGTCGGGGCAATGTTGGCGTGCATCCGCTTCTTGGTGGCGATCACCCAAGCGTCGAAGCTGTCCGCTGCGGCACCGTGAGGCACGCTCAAGGTCACGTTTTCGCCTTGAGCCAGTCCCGCCAGTCGGTCGGCGATGCTGCCTTGGCGAGTTCCCCGCAGCATCGTGTTGGTCGTTTCTTCGGTCATGTCGGTTTGATCCTGCCTTGATTTGGTTGGTCGGCCTGCCGACTTGGTGTTTTCAGTCAGTGCCGGCCTGTGGCGTTGAACTCTGACGCCATGTTCTACGGCTGTCAACGCGGGTGGCTTGGCCTGTTTATGTTGCGTTCAGAAATTTAGACCCGGCGCACATCTCCGAGTACCGGCGAATTCGCGAAGACCCGGCAGCACCGACCAAGTACGCCCGCCGTTGAAACGATCCGGCAAAGGTCTGCGAGTAAGGCCGAATTTCCCAAGACCCGGCTGACTTGCCGAAGTACGAACGAGGAAGGTTCAGCGAGGTTTCCGAAGTACGAAAGTCCGCGAAAAATTTGGAACGGGCCGCTATGTGGAAGTACCGCGTCGTTTGAAGTACGCCGGTATCGCGCGCCGTTTTCAGGGCGAGCCCTGCCGGCCAGGTCGACCGGCCACTGCGAGGGCGTATCCGTCTCGCGTGAGACTGAGATTTGAGCTGGGCACCCCTATACGTACCCGCGCGCAGCCGCGCGGATCGTCTAGGCGCGGGCCGCGTTACCTAGAATGCGGCGCCCGGTAGGCGCTGGCCTGGAAATGTGCCGCGCGTCGCATTTCTGAACATTCGCTGAATTGATCGCTTCTAGGGGGCTTGCCATGTTCGGCGCATGGCATTTAATCTTCACCCATCGGCCGGGCAATCCGCCCCGCCACTACCGGAGCCGCACCCATGACCCTCGCAATTTTGGCCCTTTGCGCCGCCGCTGGCTGGATGTTGTCGCGCCCCATCGTGCGGGCCTTGAACGCGGCCGGCATCGCCTAATGCGCACGTACGACTATTCGATCCGCTGGCGTGACGCTTCACGGCCGGTGTTTTTCCGGGCGGCCGATGTCGCCGACATGGCTGCACGCTTTGGCTTCGATCCTGCTGAATGTGACCGCCTGGGGGCGTGTGACGCATTCGACCTCACCGACGAAAGCGGCGCCGTTGTTGGCTGGGTTATCCGTGAGGCACAGCCATGACCGCCAAGGATAAGACCGCTTGCGCGGCGTACTGGCGCCAGCTCGCGGATTGCGTCGCCTGCCCGCAAGAAAGGGCCGATGCGCTGGCCCTTGCCGATAGGCTGGACAGTGAAGCCCGCGCGGAACGTGAACGCGCGAACGTGCGCGAAGATTTGCTGATATGCGGATGCGTCTGTTTCGTCGCCGGGTTTTTCTTCGCTGCCGTGTGCAGCTACTACGCCTGACACTCAACCAATAGCCGAGGATTCAACACATGGAAAGAATCAACCTCTCCCAAGCCTTCACCGATTGGAAGTCGGGCGGCGGCACGGGCTCGCCGCTTGAGATTCACGGTAACGACCTCGCCGCGTTGCGTGAGTCGTGGAACACGTACACCGACCGACTCGTGAAAGACGGCGCGCTCTGCGCGCTACAGTACGAATTCGCGCCGGCCTACGGTGAACCAATGCCCGGCGAGGGTTCGCGCTTCGATCCACTGCGCGATGATCGCGCGTTCATCCTCGCCGCTCTCGGTGTCACGCTCGAATGCACGTTCGTGCCGTTCTCGAAGTCGCGCAACGCTGGCGAGAAAAACCCGTCGCTGAACTGGTGCGTTCGCCTGCTGCTGCGCGGCCGTGAAGTGTTGACTACCGATTACATGCAGGGAAGCGGACACTGTCCCGCCTACAAATCCCCGACGCTGTTTAACCACGGCAAGCGCGACGAATACGCCACGCGAAAGCGTATTGCCTTCGAGTGCGAAACCGGAAAAATCAGCAGCCGCCGCCTATGGGGTGGCGAATCCGCGTGCATGACTACGCTAGACGCAAACAAGATCGAAGCGCCTAGCGTTGCGGATGTTCTCGCGTGCCTTATTTCTGACGGCGCCGCGATTGACTGCGCAACTTTTGAGGATTGGGCCGATGAAACCGGATACGACAAAGACAGCCGGAGCGCGGAGGCGACGTATCGCGCTTGCCTTGAAACCGGCTTGAAACTCCGCGCCGCGTTCGGCGAAAAGCGAATGGGCGAGCTACGCGAACTTTTTGAGGGCATGTAATGAAAACGAACTGGAACAGAACAACACTGGCCCGCATCGACTCCGGTACGCTTGACGAAGCAATCATCCGCTTCATGCGCAAGCGGCTGAAAGCGCTCTTTAACGCGGGCTCTAATCATGCCGCGTGGGATGTCGTTCACGCGGTCGAGAAGCATCACCCTTCCGTGAGTGAATCACAGCGCGCCAAGGGCATCGCGTGGCTTCGCTCGATCGCGTTCAAGAAAGACGGCAGCCGGCGAAACACGAAACACGCGCAGCAATTCGGCGCGCGAGACCTTGGCGTATTGCGCGACCAAGGGCGGCGCCTTAGTGCGCGACTTGTCGGGTTTCACCTCGACTGCCGCAGCGGTTACACGCATGGCGTTTGGCCTATCTATCGGATTGACGACGGTAAGCACTCGTTCGATTACGTCGCCACGTCGTGGCAGTCGGGCGGCGCGTTCTGGATTGAAGCGCGCGACGGGGAGCGTCTGCCATGAACGGCCGCCTGCCGCTTCGCGATGACGTTGAACGCGTCACCTACCATCGCCAGCCCACCGCGTCGGAAGTGCGGCGCGGCTACGGCGCGACGCATTACAGAGACTTTGAAGTCTCGGAATGCTGCTTTAAAGGGACGCGAATCGCTAAGCGATGGTTTAAGGCGCCGGACGACGAATTGCGTTACTACCGCTGAAAATCAACCAACAATTGAGGATGCAACTATGCCGCGCACGATTGAGAAAACTGTCACCCTCTTCACCTTCGATGAGTTGGAGGGTCGGGCGAAAGAAAGAGCGCGCGAAACGCTGCAACGCTTAGCCACGTCGGACGGCTTTTGGCACGAAGGCATCACGAAAGTTGACGCTATTGAATGCGCAAAGCTTGCTGGATTCGAGATTGAACAAGTCATGTTTACCGGTTTTTGGTCTCAGGGTGACGGCGCTTGTTTTGAGGGTGCCTGGAATGCCGACAATGTGGACATGGACATTCCGGCCGATGCTTTACCGGAACCGTACCGTGCCGCAATTCTTGAGGCTCGCCAGCTTGCCGGCCGCATTGCGGAAGGCTGGCGAGTGCGGGCGCGCGCGAAGCATCGCGGGCGCTACTACCACCAGCGAAGCATGGACGTGCGCGCCGACTGCGAATGGACCGGGCCTGAGGAATGCGAGCCCCGAGAATTCCCCTTCAACATCGACGACGAATGCGACGCGCTCTGTACGTCGTTCGCGTCTGCCATCTATGGCGAGCTCGAAAAGGAATATCTCTACTGCATGGCCGACGAACAATTAAGCGACAACGCCGACGCCAATGGATGCGAATTCACGGAAGATGGGGAGCTTGCCTAATTAATGAACGCCGTGACTCTTTCGCGCGTCATGCGCAAGACAACACTTCACACCACAACGCCGGCCGGTGATCCCTTCTTGCTGGAATTGTGGCGCGGTGACGTGCTAGGCGTCATGCCGGATCGGTCGGCCGTTGTATGGCGCAAGGGAATGAAGACCCGGCCGCGCTACGGGTGCCGGTCTGTTACGGTGGACTGCAGCGGCTACGCTGCAAGGTGGGTGGAATGAACCGGGCCTTGATCTTCGCTATTGTTGCCGGTCTGCCTTTCCTGCTAGTGCTCGCCCGTGTGCTGGCGGACGGGTTCAGCCTGGACGACTTGATCGCACTGGCCGCCTCCGCTTTCGTGATGCTGAACCTCGCGGGCATCGCCGCAGGCCCGCCGCAGGGCGCCGACGACTAGCACCCCGGCCCCACCCCTAGCCCATGAAGCCCCGCCCCGTGCGGGGCTTTCTGTTTGGCCCTAGCCCATGCCAGCCCCGCCACCGTGCGGGGCTTTTGCTTTTGGGGCTACAACCGCGCAGGACGGCCGGAGAGGGGCGCCGGGAGCGTGGCCGGGGCTGGGGTAGCGGTCTAGCGTGCGCGCGGGGCGTGTGGGCGCGTCTGGTGGGCCTGGGGTGGCGGGGGTGCCTGGTGCAGGGGTGCGGGGTGGCGTGGTGCGGGGTGGCGTAGTGCGGGGTGGCGTGGTGCGGGGTGACGTGGTGCGGGGTGACGTGGTGCGGGGTGGCGTGGTGCGGGGGTTGAATTCCCGGCGGGGCTTGCCGACGCCTAAGCCGGTGTGTGAATTCGACGCGGGTCCCTGCCGGCGAATTACCGTCGTGCGGGGGCGCAGACT